ATATATGGATTATCTTGATAGGTAGAGTTATTAATAGACGCTTTCAGTAGGAATGTGGATATTTTGGAAAGAATAATACGTGAGAATTATCTCGACGAATTACCTTATAAAAACTCTAGTTTATTTAGGGGAATTTCACCTATCCCCTAATGTTTAGAGCAATTATTCAGCCAGTGTTCCGTCAGCTTCGAGTGGAATAATACGTTTTATGGCATCGTACATGATGGTTAGAGTCCTACTGCCTATTAAAATAGTAAAAGAATCAAGATCGCTACTTCCATGTTTGCCCTTATAAATATCTCCATTTTTCATGAAAACAGCAACTTTTTTTTCAGTGGCGTGAATTTTCTTGAGGATTAAATGAAAGGTTTTCTGATCAAAATATTCTCTTTTTTCGCCTGGCAAAGATGTGTCACTTTCTACTGAGATTTTATCCACTGGTTCAAAGAAAGCGATGTTGTAATCTCTGATACGTTTATCTTCAAAAACAAACACCCCTCCCCGATTAATTTTGACAAAATTAGTAACCATAGTACTTCCATCAATAAGGGTTATTTTGACAGATTGATTGTTATTGCTAATTGCATTAAGTCTTATTTTGCAGCCTTTATAACTTCTATCACCATGTCGTGTTGTACCGTATGTAATATCAACTTTTGGCAATTCATTGTTCATTTTCTTCTCTACTTAATGATTTTCTTGATATGAGCGGATCATACCAAACACATGACGGGTTAAAAATTAGATAATCGGTGTACATTTATATTGTAATAAATACTTATACAATCATACAATGCGAACAATTATCAATAACAGGGTGGTTGTATGAAAAATAAGATATTATTGGTTGTTTTTAGCGCAATTTACTTATCTTTATCTGGTTGTGTCGTTCAACCTAAGCAAGTAAGGCCTGTCCATAAATTTGAACCTTATATCACTGGTGAAAAATTGGTCACAACACCAGAGGTAATTGAGAATTCTAAAAAGATGAGGACAACAACTCCAGAAGACATAGTAAAACTTTATAAGAAGTTAGGTGGAGACAGAGGGGAGTTTGAGACAAATGCAGACTTCCAAAAAAGAATGTCAAATGTTGGCATTATGAAGATGTGTTATCCAATTAATTTTACTGATTATAAGTTTGATCCAGATACAGGTTTAACCGAGCTATCAATAGGTGCTACTCATGGTAATTATAATCCCTATCTAAATTTTGATAGTGACGAGTCTTGGAAGAGCACTAGATACCTAAATGCACCACATATCCGAATGGGGAGTTTTGAAGTAGAAAGAAAAGGCGGATATAGAGCAAACTCTTTCGGAGTAAGGGTGTTTGTAGAAGATAAAGATAGAGATCTTATATATTTAACCCTAAGTCCGTTTTATACCGAAAATCGATCTATGAGGTCGTTTTTATCGGCTGACATAACTGATACAAAAAAATTAAAGGGTATGTCGTATTGCGTTGTCGTTAAGCCTATCTCACCTTTTATTTATAAATCAGACTCTCATTACCATAGAGCAACATTTGATGCGTCATTTGAAGGTTACTTCACTGATTATTATATTAACTCAAAGATTATTGATTTGTATTTGCAAGATGGAAAAGGAAATAGGTTAAATGACAAATTATCTGTAGTTATCAAGAAAAGGTAGCCGCACACATAGCAACCGTATCTTTCGTGCTAGATGGTAGGCTGACATACTACTTTTCTGGTACTTCAATGTTTAAGGCCACCCGATGGCCTTAATTAGAAGCGCGATTTTCCCAATCTTTACACTGCCTGCCCAATGGGTTCTTATCATTGTCACCTGTCAGAAAGTTTATAAACAACCAATTGTAGTGGTTCGCTTATTGATCCCAATAAACCAATCGGTTAAAGTTCTTCTGCCATCGGCAAAATCCGATGGTCAAGGTTTCGCAGCCTTGTAAAGAGTCATCCACTGGTAGAATATTTCTACCAGTGTGTCTGCTATCGCCCTTTCAATGGCGGTTCAGGCAGGGGAGGCTTCGGCCTCGCCGGACGATGACTCCCGGTACTGCGAACCCTGTCTTGAATCGCCACCATCAATACTAATTAATGGAAAGGGGTAGCAGGAATGAATAATGCTAGAAATGACTGGCATCAAGCCGATATTATTGCAGCCATACGCAAACAAGGAACAACCTTAGCGGCACTCTCTCGTGACTCAGGACTTAGTTCGTCTACACTGGCAAATGCCCTCAGTAGGCAATGGCCTAAAGGCGAATGGATTATTGCCAATTACCTCGGAATACACCCATCAGAAATCTGGCCTAGTCGATACTTTGACAAAAATGGTCAACTTATTGAGCGAACTCTCTATAAAAAATCTCAGATACATAACCCCGAAATCTCTATTGAACGTTATTTCAGAAAAATAGAAATGTGATTGCTCAAAATAGAGAGCATAAAATATCTATATATTTTCCAAATTTTATGCTCTCGTCGAAACCATATATCGGACGGTTTGCTTATTATCTGGCAAAGTAGCAGGTAACTGAATGTTTGAACATAATGAAATGAAAACAATCCCATTATCAGAATATGTAAAGCAACATGGTCAGGCGGAAACAGCAAATGTACTGGGTGTACATCAAACAGCGATTAGCAAGGCGTTGAAAGCGGAACGTAAAATATTTTTGATCCGCCAAGAAGATGGCAGTTATAAGGCTGAAGAATACCGTTCATTTCCTAGCCAGAAAATATCCATCTTTTAGTGATTTTGCCTATTCCTAAACCGAATTAGCCTAAATATTCACCATAATAACCATGCTAAAAATAATAGCATACTGATTTAGAGCTATGAGAGGTGTAAGAGCTTATTTATTTAGTGACAAAGTTTTACGGTTAGATAAAAATAACGGTTTTCCCTATTTGCAGTAAGGTTGTATATTAAACACTCACTAAAAATGATAATAGCAGCAGGTTCTATTTTATTAACAGCCTGTTCATCTAGCGATGATGATATTCGAGAGTCTGTTAAAGAACAGGTTAACAGGGCAATGAAAGACCCTACATCTTCTTTATTTCGTGATGTTGACATCTACCGTGATGGCGAGGACGGTAATTGTCAGCATAGTTGTCACCCCCATTAACAACACTGATAGAGAGAGCAGCTGGTCGATATCGTGACGTTGAATCTCGAACGAAAAAGACAGGTCTCTTAAACTCATTAATAGTGCCAATTATGTTGACAATTACCGTAGTGGTGAATATATGATTGGAGAGTTTCTTAGAAGAGGGGCATGTCTTCCGTTTTTGAAAACTCTGTTAGTGAAAGTAAAACCCAACTCAATTAATGTATTTAGAGTTAAAACAACATTTATGGGAGCGAATGGAGGTGATTTAGATTTTAGTTTATGTAGCGTCAAGCTGTATCAAATCTGGAACTTGGACGATATAGATTGCAGCTGGGTTAATAATAGGTTTGGTATTTTTTGAATTTAGTACTACCTGTATAAAAAATATTATGTAATGATAAATTTTTATTAGTTTTTTAGGTTAGCAACATGAGCTTGGGAAACTGAAAGGTCTAAACTTACTATAACCTGCAATTGGATGCTGTTGGGTCGATTATAATGGAAAAATCTGGATTAGTTGTTTACCCATCGGATGGTGGAAAACCCTTTTTATTAAATGAAAATGGCCACCTATTAACAAAATTAACAACAATTAAACAAAAGCAAGAGGGAAAAGGTGCAAATGTCAAATATCAATATAAACATTTTGTACCTAATGCTGAAAACTATCAATTGGTCATAGTGCCTCGGTGTTCTTGTTTGTATTATGTATTGTATTATTTGAGAGCTGATATGTATTCAGTACCAATTACAAAGTTCGATATTCAAGGTAACTATATTGTTTGGGGAATTGATAGTTATTCTCTTGAGGATTTTTATGATATTTCAGAGTGGTTATTTACTGATGAGTTTATTATAGATGTATATGGCTATTCTAAAAATACAAGAAAAGATAATTATGGTCTAGATTTTAAGGGTGCAAATCAATTTTTAACTGTCTCTAATGAAAAAGAGCTTGGTTATTGTGTATTAAGGCAAAAAATTAAAATGAGCGCAGGGCAGTCATGGAGTGTTCCATCAGATTTGCCAAACCCAGATAATCAAGTAGTATTTGTCCGAAGTGATAATCCAAATTGTGCTGTCTCTACTGACAGAATATACAATAAAGTTACCGTGTCTCATGATTGCAATTTATATGTGGTTGTTTTTTCCTCTGGATTCACTCCACAGAAAGATGGTTGTGGTGTTCATATTTGGAATGAACGGGGAGAGTTAACTTACTCCAGTCGATACGTACCATTCTTCCATGGTGAAAATGTTGTTTTTAATAGCGAGAATGATGTGGTTACTACAAATTTAAAGTCCCCAATGATTAGGGCTACAGACTTATATCTTCTATGGAGTAAAAGAAATGATGACTGGAATTTTTATTCGACCGCATATAAATTTCATGAAAATAAAATAACTTTAACAACAGGGATAAAAATTGGTGATGGTAATATTGGACCGAGGCATGAGCTTAACGATTACGCAGCAGTTCCGACATATGCAATAGAATTTTCCGACTATTTTTAATACTAATAGAGTAATAGTCAGAACACCAACCATCTTGCTCTCTGCCATTTTCTAGGGCAGGACTTATCAGCTAACAACTGTAGATTCATTTCAAGATGATTCAATCAATTAAAATGATGGAGCGGGTGATTTGTCTTTGTGCTATACGAGATTGGTAGCCTCGGTTCTGGTGCATTACTCTTCAACTAACATCGTCAGTCTAATGCCTCAGCATAGATCTATCTAGGGCATCACTCGACATTTTATCCAATCACGGGTTTCCAACCTCTCGGGTTTATGTCCTGTGCTCCTGATAGCGCTAGTATTCTCCTGAGTGACTGTATTGTGGAGGGTATGGCTGTGGTCAGTTCGGCAGGCTCTTTAACTATACTCAGCGTCTCTAACATCAGTGGCATGATGTTAAATTGCTGATATTTATTCTCTCCGCTTAATTTAATGTTCCATTAAGCGGAGCGAATAATAACGAATTCATAGAGGGGAAAAGTATCAATTGTCAGCGGACTGCTCTGCGTTTTTCATTAATATTTCGAGCATTTCCTCTGTGATCCTGCCTTCTTTGAACATTTCGAGAAGTTGTGTTTTAACACTGTTGTCGGCAATGATCTGTTTAGTGCATTTATCGAATTCTGCTAACGTGATGTTCTCTAGGAGTGCATTAAGCACTATCTCAATACTTGGTTTAACGTTTTTCGATTTGAGTCTAGATTTCAATTCATTAATTTTTTCTTGTGCTTTTGGTGTAGCTCTGAACTGCACAACTTTTGCTTTGTCAGTCATAATATACCTATAAAAAAATACCTTTAATATTATTATATCTATTAGTTAAGTAAGTGAAAAGGTAATTCACTACCTTCCGATAAAATGCCCTGAACAAACCCATCGGTTTCTTTGATAATGTTTCTTCGCTCAAATGAGTGTTGTAGTAAGTTATTATTGGAATAGTCGAGGAAATCCACGACAAAGCAGATATTCGCCTGATCGGTTTTTTTACGAAGTCCACGGCCTACACGTTGACGCAGTTCTACCTCCGCTTTCCCACCACCGGCAAGAATGACACCACCAACGCCGGGAACATCAACACCTACATCAAGTATTGTAGAGCCAATCAGTACATCAATCTCACGGTGACGCAGCTTATCAAGTTGAGCCATTCGTTCAGCCTGTTTGCTCTCACCGAAGATGAATTCTGTTTTAATACCTATACTTCTCAGCATTTCCTTCAAAATCTGACCGTGTCGTTTGAGCCTAACAAGGATCATTACGGTCAATTTGTGTCCTACCATTTTTTTTGCCTGATGGACGATTAGACTATTTCGAGCAAGATTGTAAGTAATGCCAAGTTGCGCGGCTCGTGTGTATGGGGAGTTACGACCTAAACGTGAATTTCCAACCTTTTCAGAAAGATCTTTTTTGATATTCACATCATCAGGTGTGTAATCTGTTCTTAGATAAAGGAAGTAAGGTTTTGCCAGAATACCTCTGTCTATGAGATATCGTTCCGATACTTTAATTCCAATAGAGCCGGTAACAGCCATCAACCGCATATTGGCTTCTGCGGAATCTTTCATAAATGGCGTTGCTGTTAGACCTAATCGGTAATCGGCATTCACACACATGCGGCTGATATCATAAAAAGCGTTGCCCGATGATTCGTGTGCTTCTTCCAGTATCAATAAGCGAACTTCCTGCAACAGTTTTTTGATTGCCGCCTGTCTACGATAGTGAAACTCTCGTTTTTCCCCCCACTCTTTGCGTTGTTCCTCTTTGGTTGGATGCGGCTTGGTTGATTTTTTACCTTTGGGTGGTAGTTTTTCAACAAAACGGGGGAACTCGTCAAGAAAGCTAGCAAGAGTCTGAATGGTTGCTACGTTAATATGGCGCGAAAAGTGGAACATGCCGTCACCAACGATCCCGATTTTTTCTCCTTTCAGGTGAGGTTCGCTGTTTTCTGCTCTGTAGTTGATAGAACGTTGAAAATTGTCTCTCATTTGGTGCATTAGCACCGATCGTGTGGTGATAAACAGTGTCAGTTGATTAATACGAGCGGCGGCTTTACAGCCCACTACGCTTTTCCCACCGCCAGTTGCAATCTGAGCAATCATCCCTCCCTGCTTGACCATACGCTCGACTGTTTCATCCTGATAAACGTAATCAGGATTGTACGGGAACTCGTTTATCTTTGGGTTAGGTTGACCCAATGGCAGGATCATGGGTTTACGCTGCAAAAGTACTCTGTGACCTGCTTTCTCTAACTTCTTTGTCACTGCCTGAACAAAACCTGATGGAAAACTGCGTGTTGTCCAGTTGAACATTGTCGATCTTCCATCCCATCCGCTTGATTTAAACTGTGCCCCATCAACCTCATAGCTCAGTGCATCTTGAACACCGCGTAAAACACCCTCATCGGCATTTTTACTTATTAATGCGTTGACTGCATTATATGCAATAACGATATCCATAAATAAGACCTTATATTTTTTAAAAAAACAGATATTATATTATGTATGTAAATACTTATGGAAAAGTATGGAAAAAATACAATGGAAAGTAAAACTAAATTTTTAGAGGTGGAGACGGGAAAACTCGTTCCTAACGGCTGGAATACCAACAGTGTTCCACTAATGAACATGGACAAATTAAGAGAATCACTCACTCGCCTCGGTTTGTTTAAACCCATCATTGTTCGTGAGGTCAGGGACAAATACGAGATCTTAGGTGGTGAGCATCGTTGGAGAGCTGCTGTAGAACTTGGTATGCCGACCGTCATGATTGCCAATTTAGGTGAAATCAGTGATTCAACCGCAAAACAAATCTCTGTTATCGACAATGAGCGATACGGTGAAGACGATGCGGACAGTTTTACCCGTTTGCTTGAGGAAATTCAGACAGATCTTTCCTACAGTTTTGCAGACCTTGCTCCGGTTGATGACATTCTCAAAGACGTAATGCCTACAATCTCGACAGAAGCAGCGTTTCGGGAGTTAGAAGCTCTAAGCACTGAAATGGGGGCAAACACTGAAATGGATGAATTCGGTTCTGAGTTATTACGTGAAAGAGCTGAAAGAGCCGAGGTGAGTTCTCACCAAACCATGCGATTTAAGGTTACGACAGATGCGGCGGAAATGATTGAAGCCGTGATAGCGGCCGTTATCCGTGACGAGAACATTAAAACGGGCAACAAGATGGAAGATGCCGGGGAAGCACTGTTATTCATTGCAGAAAAATACAGGGAAGTACGCTAATGGAAAAGAAATTTGAAATTGTCTATTTAGACCCTCGTGCTCTTATCCCATATGAGAAGAATGCAAAAAAGCATAATGAGCAACAAATTAAAGATCTTGCCGAAGCCATCAAAAAACGTGGTTTTGACCAACCTATCACAGTTGATAAAAACAGGGTGATTATTACCGGTCATGGTCGAACGGAAGCGTCAATCTTTGCCTGCCTGACAAAAGTACCCGTTATTATCCGTGATGACTTGACTGAATCCGAAGTTGCTGCGAAAAGACTGGAAGATAACCGCCTAGCCAGTACCGACTACGACGCTCTGGTACTGCAAGAAGAACTGAAAAACCTGATTGACGGTGACGTGGCTGTTTACGGATTTTCTGATCGTGAATTGAGTGTATTGGTTGAAGACATGATCGACTCAATGGCAACTGATGGCTTAGTTGTGGATCTGTCAGTTGAAACTGAAAGACAGAAAGACGAGCACGATGTGGTCGCTCATAAAGTGGCAAACGAAGATGTCCGGCTGGTAGACGTAATGGGCTTTAAATCGATTCCTGCCAGTTCTGCGATTGTGGTTGGTGATTTGCTTGCTCACATGGAAGAAATGACGGGAAAGAGCGGTATAGACGCTTTTCTGGCGTTTGCAGAAAAAGTCTCTGAGGAAATGTACGGAGAGCAACAATGAGCGATTACATCATCAACATTGCATTCGATACTCGCGTAACTAAAACAACCCGTACACTCGAAATTGCGGAATCATTCGGCTTAGGTATGGATGATAAACAATTCACGCTCTATGACAATCTACGGGTTCAAATTGATCAGGGTGATGTTGTGTATATCACGGGTCAATCTGGTTCGGGTAAGTCGGTGATTTTACGAGAACTGCAAAGATTAATGAAAGACGAAAATAAAACCGTCTTATCCATTGATGACATTACCTTTGATAACGACAAGAATGTTATTGATCAGGTCGGAAAGACCACCACAGAAGCGTTGAGCTTACTGTCAATGGCAGGTTTGAACGATGCTTACCTGTTTATCCGTAAACCGTCTGAAATGTCTGACGGCCACCGTTACCGGTTGAAAATTGCAAAATTGATTGAATCTGGTGCTCAGGTATGGGCGGCTGATGAATTTGGCGCTGTGTTAGACCGCGTTACCGCACAGGCTGTAGCGTCAAACTTCCAGAGAGCGGCGCGTAATGTTGGTGCAACCGTTATGGTAGCCACTACCCATGAGGATCTGATCAATGCATTACGCCCTAGCATAACAATTACCAAGCACTATAAAGAGCGGGTGAAGGTGGAATATGGACGTGATCATTAATCGGCATAAACCGGAAGATTTCCCGAAACACTTAGACTTCATGAAAGACATGGTTGTTTCGAAAGGAACGGTCGAAGATTGGCATGAGCTTAAATCACTCCACTATAAGACAGATGGCAAGCCGTTTGCACCGAGCTACTACAAATGCACATTAGGTGATCGCTTAGTGGGGGTTGTCGTGATGGCATACCCAAAGCTGCTGCTTGCACCACGACACCGGATGTTTCCAAAACTGAAACCGACCACTAACACTACGGTTGCTAACCAGTATTGGGGAAAATACGTTAACGCAAATTTCGCAGTTATGAGCCGTTGTGTAGTCGATACGCTGTACCGAGGTCTTGGCGTCAGTTACCGGTTAATCAATATTGCCTCACGTATGCATGATAAGCCGATCATTGAAATTCAGTCCTCAATGAGCAAGTACAATCCATTTGCAATGAAAGCCGGATTTGATTTCATTCGACCAGAACGGCCGAAAACCTATGAAAGTGCGTTGCGTGTATATCAGCGTCATTTCCGATCAGATGCTGGTGACACGGAATCAATCGTAAGAGAGCTGTTTTCTATGACTGATGCGCGTAGGCGTAGAGCGTTATCTGATCTAGTCGCTAATTATCATAAAAACTCGTCATTGGCGAAAGCCGGTCGGAATAGAGGCACAACAATTCAGGATATTTTGGACACCTTAACGACCGAGGAAGCGATCGTTAAATTTCTCAAAGAAATCCATAACCTCAGTTTTACCACACCCTTATATGGGGCATATCGAAATCCAGACTTCGGGAAAGCGTTGCCAAGTGACATCCCACTTCTGGTATTCGATAACCAAGATGTACGCTCACAAATGGATACAAAGCGTTTAAATGTGATTTAAAAAAGGATTCTTAAACATGGACGTAACTGAAAAGCAAAAATCAATTATCCGCACTGTCTGGATTGGCGTAGAGCGGGGTAATCCTGTCGATATGGACGAGTTACTGGAAATGCTGCCTTATAAAACCAGCAAACAGTCTATGCAATTCTCTATCCGTGCCCTTATCAAAAAAGGGATCGTTGTTAAAAGCGGTTTGAGAAAACGCGCAACAGATGGGTATAACCGTGTGGTGTATGAACTGACGGATCTCGGTAGAGCAGTTGCAAAAATGTATAGTTAATAATACCGTGCTCTCAATAATATATATTAGTAAACAATATAAATTTGATATCTATATTGTTTTGATATTTGTTTTGTTCTTATGTCTTTCTTAGTAAGAAATTTATATAAATATTATGGGAGCAAGGTCTTTTTATTAACACTGCGGAAAAGGAATTTTCGAGTGGCAATCAGGGAAGAAAGAACACGACTGTCTGCTTCACAATGGGCGGAAGCTGAGGCGGCTTGGTCTTCTGGGGAGTTTTCATTATCTCAGTTAGAGGGGCGCTTCGGTGTAAGGCGAGAAACGCTTTCACGTCATTTCAAAAAAAAGAAGGTCATCAAAGGCACGGATGCTGTTGGGAAATTAGTTCGTGAATCAATCAGGTCAGATGCTGAAATAAGGGCGAAAGAACGCTCCGCGTTAATTGAAGAAAGGCGGGGTAAATACGACCGCTTTGCATTCAATATTGCCGCTCTGCTGATGAGAGAAGTCACTGAGGGTTCTAAAGCCTCAGCAACAGGCTCGGCAATTGGTTTTGCTGAACGGGAAGCCAATATAAAGGCACTACAACGGGCTTCAATCACACTGAGTAAATGCTTTGAGGTGTCTAGCAAGTCTCTCAACATGGATAAAGTTGATGTTGAAGAAGATGAGCTTCCGGCACTGATGTTTGGTGAACTGACACAAGCACAGGTTGCGGAATTGCGAAAAGCTGAGGAACCGGCTGACCTGTCAGAAGAACTCGACCTTGACACTGAGAGTGAAGAAAACGGCGGGGGTGAATGATGGCTCAGAACAATAGTGGTCTGCAATTGGTTCAGCTCCATAAAGGGCAGATGTCAGTATTCAAATCACCTCATCGATTTAAAGTCGTCTGTGCTGGTCGGCGTTGGGGTAAATCCCGCCTATCTATCTCTAAGCTGATGAAAGAGGCTATAAAAGCGCCTAAACAGCGAGTTTGGTATATCGCCCCGACTTACCAGATGGCAAGGCAGATTCTTTGGGATGATTTGCAGGAATTGATCCCCCGTAAATGGATCAAAAAGAAAAACGACACCACAATGACCATCTTGCTGAAAAACGGCAGTGAGCTGGGATTAAAAGGCGCTGATAAGCCGGACACTCTGCGTGGAGTCGCATTGCATTTTGTTGTACTTGATGAGTTTCAGGACATGAAGCCTGATACTTGGTACAAGGTCATTCGTCCAACTCTTTCATCCACGAAAGGAAAGGCGCTGATTATCGGTACACCGAAAGGTTATTCCGCTTTCCATAAGCTCTGGACTATCGGGCAAAATCCCTCGATGCAGAAGAAAGGGCATTGGAAAAGCTGGCAGTACGTTACCGCTGATTCGCCATTTGTTCCAGATTCAGAGATTGAGGCGGCCCGTGAAGATATGGACCCTAAATCCTTTGCTCAGGAATACCTTGCTTCTTTCGAAAATATGTCAGGCCGAGTGTACTATCCGTTTGAACGAAAAACACACGTTAAGCCATGCGAATTCAACCCGAAACTACCTATTTGGATAGGGCAGGACTTCAACATTGATCCTATGTCGTCGGTGGTATTGCAGCCTCAACCGAACGGAGAACTGTGGGCGGTAGATGAAATTGTCTTGTTTTCATCGAACACAGTTGAAGTGTGTGACGAAATCGAACGCCGTTATTGGCGATGGAAAAATCAGGTTGTTATCTTTCCTGACCCAGCGGGTAGCTACCGTCAACATGCACGAGGCGAGTCGGATATTGATATCTTTAAGGAAAAGGGGTTTGTGCGCATTGATTTTCCTAAAAAACACCCTCCGATTGCAGATCGTGTCAATGCGACAAACCGCTTGTTGATGAGTGCTGCGGGGACAGTTAGACTTCATATTGACCCAAAATGCAAGCATCTCATTGAATCATTTGAAAAAGTTATTTACAAACCGGGTTCTAGGGATATCGATAAGGCAGCGGGTATTGAGCATAGTACTGATGCGATAGGTTATCCGATTCATAGACGATTCCCTGTCAAAGAACGCACAATTCTCGGTGGTTCACGTTAACAATGTAGTTATATAAATATCTAAAGGATTTTAAATGGAAGTTGAATCTTTAGACCAAAAAGTATTGAAGGAATTAGTCAGTCGCCGTCATCCCGAATATGAGGGACGACTAGAGCATTGGAATTTCTTGGCAGCCACTTATGCTGGTGGACGTAATTGGTTCCAACACAATATTTTTCGTTATTTCAAAGAAGGTGATAAGGAATTTAAGGAGCGTCTGGAACGCGCCTATCGCTTCAACCACACACGCGAAGTGGTCAACCTTATCAACAAGTACATCTTCAGAGAAAACATTTCTCGTGAGCGATCTGATGCCCCTGATGCAGTAAAAGCATTCTGGGATCGAGCCACCCGTGAACAAATGACGCTTGATGAACTGATGTCTGCAATTGATATTCAAACATCAATCTTTGGTCGGATCTGGATTGTCGTTGATTCAACAATGAAAGATGTTGAGGTGACTTCTTTAGCCGATGAGAAAAAAGCGGATGCTCGTGCTTACGCCTACTGGTTGCCGCCCCAGCAAATGTTGGACTTCGCCTATGACGATGATGGCAACCTGCTTTGGGTACTAACACATGAACTGGTGCGTGATGATGCCAACCCGTTCACCTCATCCGGTGATTTACAAAATCGGTATCGGCTGTGGACGCGGGAAAGTTGGTTTCTGTTCCGTGAAGTTAAGGCCAAGAAAGGAAACGCTAAGCAAGCACAAATTGAGCTGGAGAATTATGGTGAACACAAATTAGGTGTTGTGCCTGTGTTCCCTGTGGATTGTATGGGAAATGCCCAGTCACGGTATTTCAGCCCGTCATTAATTGATGATATCGCATACCTTGATAGGGCTGTTGCTAACTACCTTTCTAACCTTGATGCCATTATCCAAGATCAGACTTTTAGCCAATTGGCTATTCCTGTTCAGGCGATGATGCCGGGCGATGAAAATCATACGAAGGTTTTGGAATTTGGCACAAAACGCGTCTTTACCTACGATGCTGAGGGTGGATCGCAGCCATTTTATATGTCGCCAGATCCGAAACAGGCATCAATGATCATTCAGACCGTTCAAACCGTTATCAATGAGATTTACCACTCAGTCGGTGTGGCTGGTGAACGAACCAAACAGGATAATGCAAAAGGTATAGATAACAGTTCAGGGGCGGCAAAAGCCTACGATTTTCAGCGTGTAAATAGCTTATTGATCACCAAAGCTGAACGATTACAGCGCGCAGAGCGGCAGATGCTTTATTTGGCTGCGAAATGGATGGGGCAGGAGAAAACACAGGAAGAAATCGACGAATTGGTCGCATATCCTGAAAGTTTTGACGTTCGTGGCCTGATGGATGAATTTGATGTTGCTAAACAGCTTAAAGAAATCGAAGCACCTGAATCAGTACGTCGTCACCAGATGGATATTCTGATCGAAAAAATCTTTCCAAACGTTTCTAAGGAGATGCGAAGTGCCTTTGATAAGGATTTAGAGGAATTTCCGCCAAAAAATAATCAATTAATGCTTGAAAGTAAGTATTTAAATACCTATGATTCAAGTAATAAAAAGGATCAAGAAACCGATCCGAAATCGACTCAAGAGACTGAGTGATTTATTTACAAGGAAAGTAAGCAATGGATTTAGGGTTCAAGTTGATGGCTCGTCGCGGCATTTTAATGAGCGAAGCTGATGATGGTACACAGGGCGGTAGTGGGGGTGGTGCTCCAACTTCACTGCCAGAAAAAATCCCAGATGCAAGCACGGACGGTTATTCAGAACTTTCACAAGAAGAACTAATCGCTCGTCTGAAAGTGGCTGATACGGAAAAAGCAAATCTCATCAAAGAAACGATGAAACGCAAAACTGATAACAAGACACTGGCGGAAAAATTAGCGGCATTTGGTGATGCAACCCCTGAGCGAGTATCTGAATTACTGGCTGCTCAACAGGCTGCGGAAGAAGAAAAACAACGCCGTGAACAAGAGGAACAAGAGAAACGTGGTGAGTTTGATGCCGTCAAAAAACAGATGGTTGACGCTCATAAAGCCGAGCTGGAAGGCCGTGATGATCAAATCACAACTTTGAACAGCGAAAAGCAGGCTCTGCGTTCTCAGATCCTTGAACTAACAGTAGGTTCGGCGTTCTCCGGCTCAAACTTCTTACGTGAAGAAACGCTGATCACACCAAGCAAAGCTCGTGTGATTTACGGTACTCATTTTGAAGTCGGCGAGGACGGTAGTGTTCTTGGTTATGATAAACCCGCCGGAACTAAAGATCGGGCTATCTTAGTTGATGGTAACGGTAGTGCTTTAGGTTTTGAGCAGGCCATTGAACGCATTCTGAAAGCTGACCCTGAATCTGATGCTTTACTACGCAGCAAAGCCAAACCGGGGGCGGGTTCAAAGAGTGATCCTGTACTGGAAAAACAGCCGGTGTCGAAAGAAAAGAGTTCTCTCGACAAAATTGCTGGCGGACTTGCCAAGTTACGAGCCGGTAAGTAATTAACAAGGGGAACTGGACGTTCCCCTCTAGCAAAATTTGTGTGTATACTAAAGGGAATTTACGATGCCATTACTACGAGAAGAAGCTGAAAAGCTGTCTAATAACACGCTTGAACAGGGTGTTATTGAAACCATTATCGACCGTGAAGACTTGTTTGCGGTATTGCCGTTCATGAAAGTGGACTCAAAGGCATACCTGTATAACCGTGAATCTGAACTAAGCGAAGCACAATTTATCGATGTGAATGATGAAGTACCGGAAGGTGCGGCAAAGTTCTCTGAACATGTTGCTAAACTGCGCATTTTGGCAGGCGATGTGGACGTTGATAAATTCCTGTCCTCTACAATGGGCGACACGAATAGCCAGATGGCTATTCAAATCCGTTCCAAAGTAAAAGGTCTGGCTCGTGCATTCCGTCGCAACCTGATCCTCGGTGATAGCTCCTCTAACGCTAAAACCTTTGACGGTATTCCTAAGCTGATCCACAACGACCAGAAAATCATTGCTGACTCTTCAATGACGTTCTCCATGCTGGATGAGCTGGTTGATGCGGTCAAAGACTTAGGTGCTGATGCAATCATGATGCGTTCTGAGCATATCCGTGCATACCGTGCTCTGCTGCGTACCGTGAACGTCGGCCCTACTGAAATCATGATCGAAAACTTTGGTCGTCCAATGTTGACTCACAACGGTGTACCATTCCTTGTGAATGATTTCATTCCAAAAACCAGTGATACAAAAGCGCAGAAAGCCGACATTTACTGTCTACATCTGAGCGAAGAGAACGGTCTGACGGGTCTGTACGGTGGTGATAATGCAGGTATCGTTGTTGAAGATATCGGTACTGTACAGAACAAAGATGCCACCCGTACCCGTGTTAAATGGTATTGCTCTCTGGCAAACAAACACGACAAAGCTATCGCGGCTCTGACAGGCGTAGCTCTGTAATAGGCGCAGGTGACCGAAAGGGGTGAGGCGAAAGCCCACCCTTTTTTCTTATAGGGGGAGTAATTATGACCGAAAAGCAAGTGAAATTGACTGAAAGTTCAATGCGTGGTTATAACGGGCATCTGTTTATGACCGAGTTTCAAAATGGCAAAACAATAACGCCGGTATCTCAACGAAAGCAGGATCGTATTTTGGCTACCGTTCGTTCTGAAATTGCCGCTAAACCGGCAACGAAAGAGTTGGAAACAATGCCGCCAGTCACACCACCGATTAAAGAGCCTAGCGTATCGGAAGACAAACACGAAGAAAGTTAAGTAATAACAGTAGTGCGGTCGGGATGACCGCACCTTCTCATTAAGGAAAGTGAAAATGAAACCCGCCAAAGTAAAACTCTTGGAATCAGCATTTTCCGGTTATACCGGTGTCATGTCTGGTGTCATGTTTGAGAACGGTGTAAGTAAAACCGCTATTCCGTTTATTGATCAACAGCGGATATGTTCAATTATGAAAGCCGAAACCGTGGAGGGTAAAAATGTGAGTGGGGCGGCTGCATTAGCCGAATCTCGTGAAATTACAGCAAAACAAGCGTTGGAACTGGAAACAAAAGCAACGCCAACCACTGAATTACTGCGTGAAGGAGAAAATGATCTTCCTATTATCCGATTCACACGAAATGAACTGGAAGCGTTGGCTGATAAAGGCGGGATTGCTGCTTTGCGTAAAATTGGTAACGAGTTCAATGTGCGTGAAAAATCAATTGAAGCGATGATCGAAAGTATCCTCAACGTGGCAGGTGAATAATGTCAAAACTGGACGTAATCAAATCAGGCGGTGTATCAGAAATTACTGTGATGTTTGATGCGCTTGATATAGAGAAAGCCTCTTATTCATTGTTCGACATTGCCGGTAAAACGATTATTGCTGACCAAGACATTACTCTGAATAGCGGCGATCTGAGCGCCTCCTTTTCTATCTCAGGTGAACATAACGTTTTAGCGGATGGCAAAACCAAAGACATGCGTCGTGTTGTGGTAAAAACAACTACAGCAAGTGGTCGGGTATCTGAATTTGAACAGTATTATGCTGTTATTGTCTCAATAGAATTAGCTGTACCCAGTGAATCTTTCATTACCCTGATGGAAGCAAAACTAGCTGCTATAGATATGTATTCCTCAGATGCATTTTTGTTCCTGAGTGATCATACTCAGCGTCAGGCCTTAATAGAGGCAACAAGACGCCTCAAGAATATGAAATTCAGTCTCAAGCGGATTTATAAGATATCGGATAGCGAATACGACCGACCTCAAAACGTGTTAGCGACTAATGCATTACCGTTTTATCTGGCTGGTGAATTTAAAGGTGACGCAATTGATTTCTCTGAGCTGACAGAAGAAGAGTACCGAGCACTGCCTGATTATTTCCTCAATGATATGGCGCAAGCCTGCATGATTGAGGCTGTTTCTGTTGTGACTACCGGTGGTGCGGCAGATGCCCGTGATGAGGGCGTACTGTCTGAATCTATTGGTGAAACAACCAATATGTATCGTAGCGGCAGGGCAGCAACACAGGCATTGTCGCGTAAAACTTGGCGCTTAATTGCACGCTATACAGACAATGTGATTCGCATTCGCCGAGGGTGATATGAATATCAGTTGGCAATCAACCGCAACCATTTATCGTAAATCTGAAACATTGAATATTTATGGAGAACCTGAATTACAGTTTGCTGGAAAATCACCGGTCGGAATTGTTCGTTTTATTCAGGCATATGATCGTTCATCTGTACGAGCGGATAGTTCGGCATCACGAGGTAAAGCGGATATTGAGTTGTTTGATGCCGTTCTGATCTTCCCCGAAAAAACAAAGCTCAATATTGACGATGTGTTGTTGGTTGAAGGTGTGAAGTTGGAGATTAAAAGCATTCACAACAGATTCGGCTTAAGGGGCAAGGAGGGGCATTTTGAAGTGGGGGCAAACTTGTGGGTATCTCAGTAGACATTGGTTCATTTAAACGTGTTCAGAAACGTTTGACGCACAGTCAGCATGCTCTCAAAAAGAACTTACTCAATGAATTACGGAAAATGGCGGTTGAAATGCAGAAGTATGCCCGCGCCATGATCCCCCGTGAGACAGGTAGCCTTGAAAGTGCTGTCTTCGCTCATGTTGTAAATAGAAGGGATGAGGTTCATGTGAATCTTTATGTTTCTGAGCACAAGAAACGTGAAGGATTTAATATTCGTGGTAAGTCCGTCAAGAGTGTTTCAGTCGGTCGTTATGCCAAATACATGCACAATGGACAATATCGGCTTGGGATATTGTCACGAATTAAACAGCAGAGTAACTACGCTACCAATATGCGGGTTAAAGTGGGTAAAGGGTTTATTGGACGAGCCGGTAATACTGTATGGAAACGTTACCGTAATGATCTAAAAGAGGCGGGCATAAGAGCGGGTTTTGGTCGAGGTCGATGGAAATGATTTTAGAAGCATTTACTAAATATCTTGAATCAAAAGGAGTGGGAAAAATAGGAAAAGATCTGTTTTGCCACTATATGCCCCCCAAAATACCTCGTGGCTATCTGGTTATGTCGCCTAGCGATGGGATTAAAATTGATTCAGAGTTAAAAGGCTACTATCAAGACATTTTTCCGTTTATGATTAGAGCAGAAAGTATTGGAAAGGTTAACCAATTAAGTAATGTGGTTATGGAGCACCTTTCAGTACGTGATATTGAGATAAATGGAGTTTATTTCAATTTAATACAAGTCATTACATTGCCTACTATCTACCCCCAAAATGACGGAGGTTCTTTTGAAGCAGGCGTTGTGATAGAGTTCAGTTGTTATTTAAAATAAGTAAGGGAATACTTATGGCAGGTTCAAAAGTTGAAAATATTAAGCTAGGTGCATGTAACGTTTCTTTCAAAGGCGTTGATTTGGGTTATACCAAAGGCGGTGTAGAGGTGGAGGTTACTACTGACACACTGAAAGTGACGGTTGACCAGTTTGGTGAAACCACCGTTTCTGAACTGATTCAGGGGCGTAATATCAAAGTCACTGTACCACTGGCAGAAACTGTCCTTGAACGTCTGGCTACCGTAATGCCGGGGAGTGAAGTCGGCGGTGCGGGTGACGAAATTACCATCAAGACGGGTATTGGCATCAACCTTGTTGAAGTCGCTGAATCTCTGGTTCTGACACCGCTCAACAAAGATGATTACGTCCTGACTCTGCCACGTACTGCTACAGCAGGTAGCTTCACCATGGCATACAAGCATGATGATGTTCGTGTGTTCAATATTGAATTTAATGCTTACCCTGATGACAGTGGTGTATTGGGGAAAATGGCAAAAAAAAAGTAGTTACTGAATCTGCTTCTAAAGATAAAAAATCTGAGGGAAGCAAAGTTCAGAATAATCAATCTGTGGCATAGCGCGATACAAACCAAGATTAATTAATTTGATCTGGTAAGTATGTTTATACCTATTATATTATAGGGCTTCTATTTGAAGCCCTTTTTATTACATGGAGTTTAAGATGGCAAAATTACTTGACCTTGATGCAATTGCCCCAAAACCTAAAGAAGTCACTTTGCGTGGCGTAAATTACAAAATGTCACCAATGACAGTTGGCCTGTTTGTACTGGCGCAGCAATTCCAATCGCAGGATATTGAAAATCAAACTCCTGCTGAGCAATTAAAGGCAGGTATTGAGATTGTTCGCAAGCTGCTACCTGAAATGCCGGAAGCAGAAATAGATAATCTGACTCCAGAACAGGTTCAGCAAATTGTTCTCTTTGCATTTCAGGAAGGTGAAGAAACCAATGAACGTCACGCTGGAGAAGACGCAAAGTAATAACCCGTCAAGAAAGCGGAGTCGAGATTGTTTCTATCGATTTTGGTTTCTACTTTTGTCGTGTTGTTGCTTTTTATGGCGAAACCACGGAATCGGTTATCGCCATGCCGCTTGAACGGTTCTGGTTATTAAGTCGAAACATAGACCGCATCAAGTCAGAAGATGATATTCGTCGCTTGCAGACAGCAAGGGTTGCCCAGGCAACGGCGGATAGTTACACGGCATTTGAGAAAAGTTTACAGCAGCGATTGGGGCAGCCGGTCATTATGAAAAAGGTGTTGTCACCTTTCCATGCCGAGGCTGATCCAGATGCCGAATTGAAATTAAGGAATATATTCGGTAGGAGCTAAGGATGGCTGACTCATTAGGTTTTCGATTGTCGCTGGACAGCAAAGAGTTTGAGATAAAGATCGATAATGCGGGTCGTTTACTCAATCGTCTCTCCAATCAAGGTACAAAAGCCAGTACGGGTGTTAAGCGTTTAGAGGGCGGGTTTAGAGGTTTTGGTCGCACGTTGTCAGATACGATTACTACAATCGGTATGGCATCTTTTGCAATTGGAACACTAAAGACTGCCTTTTTTGATTGGCAAAAAACCATTCTTGATAGCGCAGGAAAATTAGAACGCCTGCAAGTCATGTTACAAGGCTTGGCGACATCTTCGGATAAAGCAGCCGAGTCAATGCGAGACTTCCAATACATTATTTCATCGGCAAAACAAGCTCCTTTTTCTATTGATGCTATTTCAGATAGCTTCGTTAAATTAAAATCATCAGGAATAGATCCAACCAAAGGTTCTATGCAAGCTCTGGTTGACGCAACTGCTCGATTTGGTGGTGATAGTGAGCTTTTGAAACGGGCTACAATTGCAATCCAACAAATGTCTGGTAAAGGCGTTGTCTCGATGGAAGAACTTCGTCAACAACTTGGTGAAGCAATCCCTACCGCGATGCAATCAATGGCATTAGGTATGAACGTGTCAATGGCTGAATTGGTTAAAGCAGTTTCTAGCGGCTCTGTTCGTTCAAAAGATGCTATTGAATCAATGATGAACATTTTGGAAGCCTCATACGGCGGCTCTGCCAAGCGAATGATGAACACCTATGTTGGTTTGTTATCACAAATGCAAACTAACGCCGCCCTTTTAGCCAAATCCATTGGTGACTCTGGTTATATGGATGCCGTTAAAGATGCAATTCGAGATATAAACAGCTTATTGGGTAGTAACGCGGCTGTTTACTATGGAGAGCAATTTGGCAAGATGGTTAAGGAAATTATTGACGCCTCTAAAGAAATGCTTGTTTGGATATTTAATAACAAAGAAATGCTACTGTCTTTAGGCTCAGCATTAATGCATATCGCTGGCGGTGTACTTGTTCTGTCCTTTTTTAAGTCAATAACTGGTGCGTTAACAGGTTTTAACAGAATGATCGCAACGACTGTGACAAGTTCTGGCGGTCTAGCAAGACAAATGGTTTTAATCTCTCAACGTGCTTCTGGCATGGGGCAAAATCTTAACCTTGGAACAATTGCCATTGGAAGAATGAAACATGCTTGGCGTGGTTTAGACGCTGCTATGAAAGCCAATGCGATTATCTTTGCGGTTACTACGATTATCGAGGTTCTTGCTTTACTTGCATGGTGGTATGACAAAGTAAATGAAAGAGCCAAAAACGCGATGGAGACGGCTAAAAATACGCCTGAATTGGTGACTGATGAACAAATGGAGGACTTAAAAAAAGCAAAGGAGAACCAATTAAAAGAATTAGAGGAAATTGAAAGAAAAATAAAATATCAGCAAGAGCTTATGCAACCTGCTTTAGAATATAAAAAGAGTGGTAAATCTCCCAACGAAGAAGCGTTGAATCAAGCTTTGGAAGTAGAAAAAGCCTTATTAAAGGAAAAAGAAAAAATTGCTGGAAAATTACAAAAATTACAAGATGCTTTAACTAATACCGAAATCGCTAAAGCTAAAATTGCGTATGAAAGAAAACTATCCCAACTTGAGAATAGTATTGAAAGAGAAGATGGGGTCAGAAAATCAGAGTTAAGATCCAAACTTGAGGCTCTTAATGCTGAAATGGTAGCGAAACTCAACGCGGTAAAAAATGATACTGCGTTGCAACTTTCTATCCGGAAGGAATACGGTGAGAAAATGGGGGTTTTGTACAATGAGGAATTAGAACGTGGTAAAGAAAGTATTACCAAACAGGCAGATTTAACTCGAACTGAAATTAATCGCGTAATGAAAGAGTTAACTAAAGTTCGGACTCGGGCTGGAAATAATACAACTGATATTCAGAAACAGCAGATTACTCAACTTGAAAACCAGCTATTATCCGCCACTAACTCTCTAAATAATTATGAAAAAATGTATCAAACCACCCTTGAACGTATAACCAATTCTGCAAAGATGTTTATGGGGTCGATGATAGGTATTAATGGTGAGGCTATAGATGCTACATCCGATGCCCTCGGTGATAAATTAAAAACTATAGAGGATTCGAGCCGTAGAAATTCCGCATCAGCACGTTTAGGTAATGGTGAGAAAATAAAGACAATCGATGGTAGAACCGCCACCTCACAACAAGAATTGCAGACTCATTACAATATAGTGGATGCGCTTAAAGAAGAAAAAATTAACGTTGATAATCTTGAAGTTGCCTATAAAAATTTAAGTAAAAGTCATAAAGCAAGTATAGATGCAGCAATGGCAAACGCACGTATGGCGGGTAATGCTGCGAATGAAAAGAAGGATAACTCCAAAGCTGAAAAAGCTAAACGTGAAGCTGAACGTATGGCTGAGGCACATCGTAAGATCTTGAGCGATGCTGATGCTATGTCGGCAAAGATCGGTTTTGGGAGCCAAGAGGTTGTTAAATATAATCAATCATTAGATGAATTGAGAAAAAGCCTTGAAAAACTCTCCAAGGCCTCTCCACAAGAAGGAATTTTGTCTCAAGAGCAGATAGATGATGCCACAGCGTGGTTGGCGGAAATCAAAGCTGAAATAGAAAACGATGATTATCTAAATGCTTTGGCAAAAAACTCTGCTGATCAACTTATTTCAAAATGGGCGGGGTTTGCGAATACAGTTAAAGGTAATATGACACAATCCATTGCAGAAATGCGTAGCGAGTTTGAAAAGAATTACCAAGCAGCCGATAATTATTTTGCCAAGATTATCAAGGCAAATGAAAAAAATACCGAAGTTTATGAATATCTAGAAGCAGAGCAAGCAAAATTCCACGCTGGCAAAGAAGAAGCAATGGTGCGTATGACTGAAACCGCTACGGCGAAAATGGCATATGATTACCAGAATCTGGGTAAGTTAATTGACGATAATTTCAAGAATATTTTCGATAACCTCGAAGATAAGCTTATGGAATTTCTTGATACCGGTAAATTTAATATTGCTGATTTCGGTAATTTTATTTTTAAAGAGCTTCAACGTAGTTTTATCCGTAGCATGGTTATTTCACCGATGATTAACGGGCTAGGCTTAGGTGCTGGCGGAGAGACTGGCGAGAGCTTCATCTCAAAAATCGGTGGCGCGATGGGGGGCATGTTCGGTGGTTCTAGTGCTAATGAAGGTGACGATGGCATTGCCAAATCTACTCAAGCTCTCGGTAAGGCGGCTACTGAAACAACTGGTGCACTGGAGACAATGCAATCAGAAGGTATCTTCTCTACTATTGCCGGTTATGCGCAACAATTATGGGCAATGATCGCTGGTACAACCGCAACCCAAACAAAATCAGCCGCTGATGTTTCAGCTACCACAACAGTTACTTCATTTGCAATTGCATTAGGTTTGGCAAGAAGTGCCGTTATAAGTTTCATGGCATCCCTGATGACAAGTAGTTCAGCAAGTAGTGCTAGTTCTATTGTATCAATGGTAGGAACAATCGGGTCAGCAGCAGCTTCTGCATATGGCGGAGGAGCAGGGGCGGCTGGTGCAGCAGGATCTGCGGCTAATACGGGGGCAATGGGAATGTCAACCAATTGGCAAGCCTATACATCCTCTTTTGCAAAAGGCGGCATAATGGGGTCGTTGGGGGAAGTTCCGCTAAAAACCTATTCCAAAGGTGGCATTGCCACTTCACCTCAGTTAGCCCTCTTTGGTGAGGGGGCGCACAATGAAGCTTATGTACCTTTACCTGATGGCCGCCGTATTCCTGTGAATATGAACATTGCTGGTGACGACATCGGAGCTGGTTCAGATAAAAATGTAATCATTTCTATCTCTGTAGTAAATCAGGGAGGGGATAGCAATGAGGAAAGTAATTCCAGTAATGAATCGGCATGGAACGAGACGGCTCAAAAAATTAAATCCATTGTTATTGAAACAATGACTGAAGAAAAACGCCCAGGTGGTATGTTAACGGAGTAACTCATGGAACGGAAAACCTTTAAGTGGCATCCAAAATTTGAATCGCGTAAAAACTTCAAACCGACAATAAGCAAGCAGACGTTTGATGATGGTTATGAGCAACGATTAACGTCAGGGTTCAATTGGCGAAAATACGAATGGAATTTGGTATTTGAGGGGGCGTATCCCCTCATTCAAGAAATAGAGGATTTTCTTTACGAACATGGCGGAAAAGATTTATTTAATTGGGTATCCCCAGATAAAAAACCTTATTTGATTGTATGTGAAGATTTTAATGTTACAAGAAATACAGGGAGTGCAACCTTAACAGCGACATTCAGACAAGTGTTTGAGTAAAACTGTGCTTATCCCAATACGGGAATAGTATGATTTCAAGGAGAGAAACGTAATGACAGGAAAGTCAATCAGACAGCACATTCAACTATTATCACCTGAATCTATCTTTGAGTTTTTTATTATCGATCTGCCTAAGAATACGGGCGGAGGTAGATTTTATTTTCACGCTGGTACAAATGATCTGAACCAACCTGTTGTATGGCAGGGAAAGATCTATCAACCTATGCCGATAAAGGCAACAGGCTTTGATATTAGCGGAGAAGGTAAACTTCCAAGACCTAAGTTAAAAGTTGTTAATCTGCATGGATTGATTTCTGCTGAGCTGCAAACTAAAGACGACTTGTTAGGTTGTCAGGTGACACGCAAACGAACGATGCAATGTTTTCTTGATGCAGAGAATTTTCCTGATGGTGTCAATCCTGATGCAAATCCCGAACAGCATTTTCCTGATGATGTGTGGTTTATCGATCAGAAAACTATTGAAACCTGCGAAATAGTGGAGTTTGAACTGGCGTCAGTTTATGACCTGATGGGAGTACAGCTTCCTAACCGACAAGTGATCCGTAATTCCTGTCAGTGGGATTATCGTGGGGCGGAGTGTGGATATACTGGCCCCGCTTTTGATAAAGATGACAAACCAACTTCCATCGCTGGAGCAGATTTTTGTCCTAAGCGATTATCTAGTTGCCGAGCGCGGAAGAATTACTTTGCTGATGGCATCATTATGTTTGGCGGTTTTCCGGGAGCGACACGAGCATGATCCAAGAAATGATGAGTACATCTCTGTACTTGGAAATGCAACAGGCCGCCGTCACAGCTTATCCAAACGAAGCCTGTGGGTTGTTGGTCAACACTAAAGGAACTAAGTATGAGCTTGTGTTGTGTAAAAACGTTGCGGAAGACCCCGTTAATTTTTTTGTGATGAATGCAGAAGATCAAATAGCAGCAGAAAAAAGGGGGGAAGTCGTAGGGGTGTGGCATAGCCATACGGATGGAACTAATAAAGCCAGTGAAGCAGATATGGCAGGTTGTGAAGCCTCAGAACTTCCTTGGCTTATCATCAATGTGACAAAAAATTATAACCCTGAAATTGACAGTGAATTCATCATCAGTGATGTGAATGTCATTTCTCCGAATGGCTTTGAAATGCCTTATGAGGGAAGACCTTACGCTTTTGGAGTATTTGATTGTTGGATGTTATGTCGCGATTACCTCAAGCGAGAATTTAATATTCAGGTGGGAGCATGTTCGCATCTGCATATCCCTAATTGGTGGGATGGCGATAAAGATATTCTCAGTGACAACATCACTGAACAGGGATTTATTAAGCTGCCTTACGGAACACAGCCAAAACGTGGTGATCTATTTCTTATGAAAATAGGAGCTAAGATGCCGGATCATTGTGCAGTTTATATCGGTGATAACCTGATTTTGCATCATCAATCTAACCGGCTAAGTTGTAAGGCAATTTACGGTGGTATGTATCAGAAAACAACGATCCATCATTTACGGCATAAGGAATTGCTATGAGTGAAAAGATAAAAGAACCTAATCTCGTTACATTTGAATTTGGCGGCGTGTTGGGCAAGAAATTTGGCAAAGAGCACAAGGTAAAATGCACGACGGTACGACAAGGAGTCAGCATTATTAACTGCAACAGACAAGGGTTGCTCGCTTGGATGAAACAGAATGCCCGAAAGTACCAGAAATACCATATCCGTGTGACGAGAGCCAATGGCGCAACACGCGAAATGAGCGAAACCGAATACCAGATGGAAAATAACGGGGACATGGTTCATGTTTGTATTACACCTATTTATCGTGGTGCTGGCGCTAAGGCTATGAGTATTGTTCAGGTCGTTGTTGGTGTAGCGTTAATGATAGCTTCAATTTGGCTCGGTCCAGCAGCTTTTATGGCTGGTCTTTCCATGTTGGCAAGTGGTGTAGTCGGTCTTTTGTCAAAACAACCGAAGCCAAACACGGGAGGGGCGGATAACCGCAAAAACTCAACTTATTTTGACGGTCCTGAAAATACGGTGGAACAAGGGGCACCCGTGCCTCTTATTTACGGCGAAGAAATCCTTGTTGGCTCTCAGTTAATCAGCCTTAAACTGTCCGTAGAACAGCTAGTACCTGATCCGCCAGAACCCAAGAAGATTAAAGCTTTAGTGGCTTAAAAACCAAAAGAGGCTAATTAAAGCCTCTTTTTCACAATTTCATACACTTCATTCCGATTACGTTTTCCAATTGTTACAACGATAATAATTAGTTTTTTGTCTACGACTTCATAAACCAGTCTGTAACCAGATGCCTTGGACTTAATCTTGTAACAGTTTGGCATACCGCTTAGTTTCGCTGATGGAATATATGGATTAATTGTTAAGGCTTTTAATTTTTTGGCGAATTGTTGTTGAATGTTCGAGCGAAGTTTTTTCCACTCTTTTACCGCATCTTCTCTAAACTTTATTTTGTATGTCCTATCCTTGTTGCTCATAGATATTCATCCAAATCAATATCTACAAGATCCTGATTCTTACGCGCCTCTACAATTTGAATTAATTCCTTATCTTCCAGTTGATCTAATAAGCTTTCGTAAATATCAGCCGGAACACAATAGAATGCAGGCTTGTTGCGATTTAAGATAGCAACAGGATAACCTTCACCTGAACTAACAGTAGCCATTGGATTTTTTTTTAACTCACTAACGCTCGCTGTCACATTACTTAGGATAACTTGAGGCATATTTCAACTCCTTAAAAGACCAGTTAATAAGTCATATTATAGTTATAAAAGACTGAATAACAAGTCTCTTTAAATTGTATTAGCATATTGCATTGTCTATTATAATATGTATTTGGATACCTATTTTTGTGATATGGAGGTTACAGTGAAAAAAGAAAAAATATTCATTGCGGGAGCTGGTGGTGGTGGTGGTGATCGCCCAAGACAGTCTATTGAAGCCCCTGATAATGTTGAGTCCAAAACACTTGCTTCAATGCTAGATTTATTGGGAGAAGGTGTAATTGGTGGTTTGAAAAATGGCGGTCAGTCTATCTTTTTGGACGACGTGCCTTTGTTAAACCCTGACAGCTCGCCTAACTTCAATGGAGTGAAGTTTTGGGAAAGAAGAGGGGAACAAAACCAAGATCCAATGGATGGTTTTGACGATATTGAAACGCCTTATAATGTTGCAACACAGCTTAAGGCTACAACACCTAAGACATTGCAAGTGGATAATGATGATGCCGACCGAGTACGGATCATCATGGAATTCCCCCGTATGACTTCAACCGACAAAGAAAACGGAGACATAAATGGGACGGAGGTAAAATTTCAGTTTCAATTAGCCATAGGTGAAAATTCGTTTAAGCCAGTCATTCCGTTAGACCATAAAGATAGTACGATTAAGATTGCCAAGAAATCGAGCGGTAAATTTCAGCGGGAATATTTTATTGATTTACCTAAGCCCGGCAAAAATTACCGTATTAAGATTATTCGATTTACGCCTGATACTAATAGCGATTACCTGCACAACAAAACCGTAGTGGCATCCTACGGGGAAATCGTATTTGCAAAAATGGCATATCCTAACAGTGCGATTGTTGGGATCACCATTGATTCACAGGAATTTGGTGGAAATATGCCTCGTCGTTCATACCTTGTTTCGGGTATGAAAATTCGAGTCCCTTCAAATTATCGTTCTTCCGACAACAGCTATCAGGGAGATTGGGACGGTGGCTTTGATATTCAGGTGTCATCTAACCCTGCATGGATTCTTTATGACCTACTGACGAACAAACGATACGGTTTGGGTAATTTCGTCAACGAATATATGATAGATACCGGTCAGTTCTATCAGATAGGACGATATTGCGATCAAGAAGTCCCTAATGGCTTCGGTGGTATGGAGAAACGGTTCACTATTAATACAGTGATTGCTAGCCGTCAGGAGGCATATAAGGTCATTTCTGACATTGCTTCGGTTTTCCGAGGCATGGTGTTTTGGGCTGGTGGTATGATAAACCTCCGACAAGATAGCCCGGCTACACCAGTCATGCAGTTTTCAGCATCAAATATCATCGATAAAGTCATCCGTAAGGGATCTTCACGAAAAGATCGCCCAACAGTTGCCGTTGTTACATACAACGATAAGGATGATCTTTACAAGCAAAATATTGAATACGTCGAGGATGAGGAGGCCAAGAAACGCTTTGGGATTCGTAAAACAGAGTCGCTAGCGTTTGGGTGTACCAGTCGGGGACAAGCGTACAGAACTGGTTTGTGGCTGCTTTATACTTCGAAAATGGAGACAGATGTTGTTATCTTCAAGGCAGGGATCGATAGTTCGTTTCTGGTTCCCGGTGAATTGGTAAAACTGCAAGATAAATATCGTTCTGGTAAGCGTAATTCGGGGCGTATTAAGTCTTTTACCCAAAATAGCATAACACTGGACGCGCCAGTACGACTGGATAAAGAGGGAGCATTTATCACGTTTCTAACAGTTGACAGCCGTATGATAGATCGCAACTTACTTGAATCGGCTGGCGAATACCAGACTGTAACGTTTAAAGAGCCTATTGATACGGGTGACGAGCCAATGGAAATGGGTATCTGGACGATCACTGAGCCTGATTTAGAACCCGTTTTGATTCGTGTATTAAGTGTCAGAGAAGGTGATGAAAAAGGTACATTCGAAATCACCGGTGTTGAGCATAACCCCTCTAAATTTGAAGCTATTGACCGTGGTGCAATCCTTATTCCACCTAAAACAAGTGTCTTAGATCCGACTTTCAGTAAACCAGTTGGATTGGATGTGACAGAGGCAACGTACCTTTCGTCACCGGGTAATCTGTCGGTGAAGTTAATTGTATCTTGGGAAGGACGATCCCCTAAATATGTTCTCCGCTATCGCCGTAGTGATGTGGTGGATAATTGGATTCGGATGGAACTCACCGACAATCAATGTGAAATACTGAATGTTGTGGATAGCGCTCGATATGATATTGAAGTTTTTGCGATCTCAATTACAGGTAGAAAAACCGAGACATTAGCAGCGACTTATACCACTCTTGGCACTTTAATGCCTCCGGGAGCACCTAAAAATCTGGCAGCCGTTGGAGACTACCGACAAATTGTGCTGACTTGGGTAAATCCTGAGGCTATCGACCTTGAAACTATTTATGTTTATGGCTCCCGAAAAAATAATTTTGAGACGGCGAGTCTTTTGGCAAAAATACCGTCAACAACTTTTACGCACTCTGGTTTGGACGATGATGTTACATGGTATTACTGGGTAAGGGCTGTCAACAAGCGGGGAATGTTAAGTCCAGTAAATACTAATTTAGGCACAAGCGCGACTACGAAAGATGTATTGTCTTTTTTGAGGAATAAAATCACTTCAAGCGAGCTTGGTAAAGAGTTACTCGAAGAGCTAGACTCCAAAGCTGTCAGCGAAGATCTTGAGGTAATACAAGATTTGGTTGATAAGTCGGAGAGAAAAATTGACTCTATACAAGATTTAGTTGATGTATCAGAGAAAAAAATTGAGGCAATACAAGATCTGTTCGAAGTATCAGATAAAAAGATTCATGAAATTGACAAAATAACCGGTGAAATTAAAGCATCACAAGAGATCCTAAACTCTTCCGTAGAAACAGTAAAAGAGAGTGCTAAAAAAGCTCTGCAAGACTCAGATAGCAACGCTTCTAAGATTGTCAAAATCAAAAGTACTGTCTATGAGCAAGATAAAAAGCTTGCTTCAACGTTAGAGGCCATTCAGACGGTAAAAGGCAATATAGAAGCCGTCTTGATTGAAGAGAAAAGATCTCGTATCGAAGGGGATAAAGCAACAACTGAAAAAGTTGAATTGATCGAAACAAAAATAGACAGCCACGATGTAGCCATTAAAAGAGCCGAATCTACAGCGATTGATGCTGAGAAGACAATCGCTCGCGTTACCGGCTCAGTTGAAGCTGTTGCTAAAGCCGCTATTGATACGGCGTTAAAAGGTGAAGAAGAAGTTAGGGAACAACGCGATACCAATGCCAAGATATTCACGGATCAGAAAGTTATTGTCGATGGGCAACAGGCATTGTCTCAAAAAATAGAAACAATGACCGCTGAGTTCAACCAAAACATAAAAGCTCAATTAAATGAGGAAAAGCAAACGAGGGCAAGCGCGGATGAAGCATTGTCTAAGCAAGTTACACAATTAACAAGTGAAATAAACCAAAACATCAAAGCACAGCTAAGTGAAGAGAAACAAGCAAGAACAAATGCAGATGAGGCATTATCTAAACAGATCACACAACTGAAAAGTGAGGTCGATCAGAGCGTCAAGGCTCAATTAAATGAAGAAAAACAAACGAGGGTAAATGCAGATGAAGCATTGTCTCAGCAGGTTCTACAACTAAAAACGGATGTTGACCAAAACATCACTGCTCAATTGAATGAGGAAAAACAAGCGAGAGCTAATGCGGATGAAGCTCTATCTAAGCAAGTTACTCAACTGAAAAGCGATGTTGACCAAAACATCACTGCTCAATTGCATGAGGAAAAACAAGCGAGAGCTAATGCGGATGAAGCTCTATCTAAGCAAGTTACTCAACTGAAAAGCGATGTTAACCAAAATATCACAGCCCAATTGAATGAAGAAAAACAAACACGGGCGAATGCTGATGGAGCATTATCTACACAAATTACCCAATTGAAAAGTGAAGTCGATCAAAATATCAAAGCTCAGTTAAGTGAGGAAAAACAAACACGGGCGAATGCTGATGAATCATTATCTAAGCAAATAACTCAGTTGAGAAGCGAAACTGGGATAAACATCAAATCTCAACTTGATGAGGAAAAAAATACCCGAGCAACTAAAGATGAAGCGCTATCTCAAAGTGTTGAACGACTCAAGACACAGACCAGTAAGGATATTGAAGCAGCCGTATTAGCGGAAAAAAATGCACGTACAACCTCTGAGAGGAGTCTGGCCGATAGTGTCAATGTATTGAGTGCAAAGACCCAAAAAGATATTGCCAGTGCGGTATCCAGTGAAGCCAACGCAAGGGCAACCAGAGATGATGCCTTAGCAGGGGAAATATCTAAAGTTCTGGCAAAAACCAATGCTAATGAGGCTGCTGTAAGAACAGAACAGACAGCGCGTGCGAATGGTGATTCGGCACTGGGGAAACGGATAGATACAATTCAAACAACAGTCAATGGAAATACAGCCACTGTTCAGCAGACCACAAAAGCAGTAGCCGAACTTAATGGTAAAATCTCTGCATCTTGGAATCTGAAAGTAGAAACTGCTAAGGATGGGAAAAAGTATGCGGCAGGTATGACGCTAGGCGTGAATAACAATGCCTCACAATTTCTTGTTCAGGCAGATCGATTTGGCTTAATAAATGTAAACAATGGTGCAGTAACAACCCCATTTGTTGTTGAAAATGGCACTACCTATATGAATGCCGCTTATATTAAAGATGGCTCAATAAGTAGTGGCAAGGTTGGAGATTTGCAATCTAACAACTATTCAGCAGGGAAAACTGGCTGGCGATTCGGCAAGAATGGTCAACTAGAAATGAATGGTCAAACTTCTGGACAAGGAAGACTAAATATCTCCAATAATCGTATTGATGTGTATGATGAAAAAGGAGTTTTAAGAGTTCGGATCGGTTTGCTGTAAACAGCGTTATTTAGTGTGTTAATATCACTTTTATTGCAAGTAATTAAATACCTATCATATATCTAAAAGGGAGATATGGAATGTGGTACAGGGAAGGTACTAATTCTTTTGTGAAAGACAGCAAAAAGGTTACAGGTGTTGGAACTCTTTGGTCACAAGCAAAGTATGGCGTTATGCCGGGCATGGTGCTTATTGGTTCTGATAATCTCCTATATGAAATTGAAAGGGTCCAGAATAATACAGAACTGACGTTAGTAGAGGCTTACAAGGGAAATACAATCAAGGATCAACCCTGCCGTATTATTACTACTTACGAAGGAGATTTGTCACAATTTAGTGCGCGGTTCTCAGCCTTGCTTCACTCAATATCCGGTGATTCCCGTGAAATTAGAAATTGGTTAACGTCACCATCACCAGTCGTTATTGTTAGAGATGATGGTACTACATTCAAGGCAGATTCATTGGAAACAATCCATGCGGCGCACAAAGCTCGTATAGAGTGGTTTGATAAAAATCAGACTCTGATTTCAGATGCAGGCAATCAAGCCGCAAATGCGGCTGGTTCAGCGAAAGCTGCAAAAGACTCACAAATAGCTGCTAAGGGCAGTGAAACGCAAGCGGCTAATTCTGCTAAATCGGCAAAGGATTTTCAAGTTGTAGCATCAGCATCTCAATCGGCCGCAAAAACGTCAGAAACGAATGCCAAGACATCTGAAATAAATGCTGCAAATTCAGCGAAAGCAGCGGCGATTTCACAAACTGCGGCTAAGGCATCAGAAACTAATGCCGCGAACTCAGCTAAAGGGGCGAATATGTCTCAGGCGGCTGCAAAGGTTTCTGAAACTAACGCAGGTAATTTTTCTAAAGCAGGTAAAGCATCTGAACTTGCTGCTAAGACCTCAGAGACTAACGCAAAATCATCCGAAGTTAGTGCTAAATCATCAGAGGCTAATGCTAAATCGTCTGCGAATACTGCGACAGAGAAAGCCAAACAAGCAACCGGTTCACAAGTAGCAGCAAAAGCCTCTGAAACTAATGCTGCATCATCCAAAGCTTCCTCAGCTCAATCTGCCTCTAATGCTTCGGCTTCTGCAAGCAAAGCAGAACAGGAAGCTAATAAAGCAATAAGTTCAGCCAATAACGCAGCAACCTCTGCATCTAGTGCGGCAAGTTCTGCAAATTCTGCAAAAACGTCTGAGTCTAACGCTAAGGCATCATCAAATAGCGCCTCCTCCTCAGAGAGAAATGCTAAGGCATCAGAAAATAATGCAGCAATATCTAAGTCAGCAGCCGAACAATCGGCAAAAGACGCAGCAAGTACTCTTGCCAAAATGGTGAATGATGCAAAGGTTGCAGATAACGCAGCCAAAGCCGCAAAGTTATCAGAGAATAACGCAAAGGTAAGCGAAACTGCTACGAAATCCTCAGAAACAAATGCTTCCAATGCAGCAAAAGCAGCTAAAGTCTCTCAAGACGCTGCAAAAATTTCAGAAACCAATGCGGCAAATTCAGCAAAAATTTCCTCTACTTCTCAAATCGCAGCAAAAGCCTCAGAAACAGAGGCCGTGTCATCAAAAAATGCAGCACAAGAAGCAGCAACCTTAGCAACTAAAAAAGCAGAATTAGCCGCAGTCTCTGAAAGTAAGGCTCAGGATGCTGCCAATAGAGCAACACTTGCGGCACAGGAAAAAGAAGATCTTCTCAAAGGGAAGACAATTGCAATAAGCCTCGGTTCGGGTAAAACCAGTTGGACAAAAATAGCTGAAGTAGATATGCCTCAAAATCCCGGCGTGCCTAGTACAGTTCGTATAGAGCTTATAGGAGGTAGTGGTTATAACGTGGGCGAGTATCCACAAACAGCGATGTCTGAGATTGTCTTACGCTCTGGTAATGGTTATCCCAAGGGGCTCAATGCTTCTCTCTATAGAACAAATACTTGTGCCGCGAATAAAGTGGCAACCATCAATACAGGAAATGATAAATATGATGTTTATGTTCATTTCTATGGTTTTCCATTCAATTTGATTTGTAATGTACAACAAGCTAATGCCACGATATTAAATATAGGTAATTTATCAGGAGCATTAGAAACCTTACCTGATGGAGTGCTGGAGGGTAAAACGTACAATTACGTTTTGGCTTCATCTGACGACCGCGGTAATCTATCAATTGATACCAATATATATGGGCCGGGATTTGTTTCTGGAGCGCAAGGCAAGGATAGAACATGGCTAGAACCCAAAGAGGGTAATGCTTGTTGGTTAGCTAACATTGGCGATAAGTATGCTGGCGAATTCCGACATCCGAAAAAGTCAGGAACCGCTGCCATATTGGAAGATCATTATACTAAAGGTGAATCTGATGGTAAATACCAGCCTAAAGGAAATTATGCTGTAGTTGGGGCTTCGTACACTAAAGACGAAACTAACCAGAACTTTGTAAAAAGCGATACAACAAATCTTGGTAAATCATGGACTAGCCTGACAACTATTCCAGATGGCGGATGGGGTCAACCTATTGGCTATTCGACAATGGTACGTATCAACAGCTTTGGGTTACCGAATGGATTCGCTGATCATGGATATTGGAATGTCATTGCCGCTCGTGATATGGCTCAGGGATATGCCGGATTTTTAACGGGTTTTAATAATGGGAAAGTTTATTACGGATTTTCTAACACGAAAGAGGGCAATCCTACTTGGGTTAGGGTGTACACAGAAAATCATAAACCCTCACCGAGTGAATTAGATGTATACACTAAAGGTGAATCTGACAATCGTAATTACAGCAGCCTTAGTTATGTAATCCGTAAATCTGGCGGTGATAATACGGATCTAAATAACTGGCCGAGAAATAGAGTTGCGTTTGTTTATCATGATGCGGCAAACAATTCCAATGTTACAGGAGTAGGCGCTTCATTTTCTGCCTTGAATAATAACTATGTATTGCAGCTTGTTTCTCAATACCACGGTAATGGGGATGTTCTTAAGTTCAGAACTAGAAATGGGGATAAAAATAGTTGGAACCCTTGGCACCATATTGCAACAACAAACTGGACATATTCGCGAGGTGACATTGATGTGAAAATCAATGGGCGCATGGCTAACGGCACTGCTTATACTAAAGGTGAATCAGACGGTAAATACCAGCCGAAAGGTAGTTATGCCATCACTCAGAACACCGTCCCTAATAGCCGGAAAGTTAACGGAAAACCATTATCATCAGATATTACGTTGAATGCTGCCGATATTGGTGCGTTTTCTAGAGGATTAACGGAAGCTGTTTCAGGCGATAACGTACCGTGGAATGCGGCATCTGGTGTGTATAATGCCAATTATAGCGGTCATACCCAGATTATTGTTCATTTTAGTATGGGGGCGGGAAATACTAGTACACCATCACTCCAGTTAAAATCAATATGTAAGAATGGTGGTATAGCCTATCGTTCGGCTAGGGATGGTCATGGATTTGAAGAGACTTGGACGGAGTTTTACACCACAAAAAATAAACCTTCTGCGAGTGATGTAGGAGCGTATTCGAAAGGCGAGTCTGATGGTAAATATGTCTTAAAAAACTCGCAAGAAGAGATTAATGCTGGTTATTTTTCAGCTAAATGGATTAATAATTATGCAGGGATTAAATTAATAAAACCAGATAACCGATATGCATTAATTGAAACCACTCCACACGGCAGTGCGCCATTAAACTTTATCTACCGTGATGAAAAGGGCACTAATATTTCTGTTGCATCACTACCAACAGAAACTGGAGTTATTGCATTACAGGGTTATTCCTACTCTAAAGCAGAAGCAGATGGTAAATACCAGCCGAAAGGTAGTTATGCTAATGCAGCTTCTCACGCCTTTAGTGGTGAAGTGAGAGCACCAAACGTCATCACTGGAGCAATAAACAACCAAAGTTACTTTTTTCAAAGCGATGGTGTTTGGAGATGGACTGTACAACAGGGTGGAAATTGGAAGGGAGAAATTACGCATCCTGGAAGAGGTGGTGTATTTGCTCTCCAAGGGGATAGCTATACGAAAGGTGAATCTGACAATCGTAATTACAGCAGTCTCAATTATGTAATCAAAAAATCTGGTGGTGATAGTTCAGATCTAAATAACTGGCCGAACAATAGAGTTGCATTTGTCTATCATGATGCAGCAAACAGTTCTCAAGAGACAGGTGTGGGCGCTTCATTTTCTGCCTTGAATAATAATTATGTATTGCAGCTTGTTTCTCGATACCACAGTAATGGTGATGTTCTTAAGTTCAGAACAAAAAATGGGGATAACAATACTTGGAACCCTTGGCACCATATTGCAACAACAAACTGGACATATTCGCGAGGTGATATTGACGCGAAAATTAATGGTCGCATGGCAAATGGTACTGCTTATACTAAAGGTGAATCAGACGGAAAATATCAACCGCGTGGAAATTTCCAGCTCGCGGGGAATTACGCGGTAAGAGGGGAGAATTATACCAAAGGTGAATCTGATGGTCGTTATTATGCTAAATCAGGTGAGGGCAATTTAACCTTAGTAGGTGCATTTCGTCGCCATATTATCTTTAATAATGGTTCTAAAATTGATGGATATATCTTCAAAGATCCTAACGGGCACTTGATGTTTAATAATGGTGTTCACGGTGGTGACTGGCAGATGCGAACTGATGGATCGTTTTACTGTGGAGGTAATGGTAACTTTAACGATGTCTATATCAGGTCAGATAAACGAGCCAAAAAAGATATTGCAAAAATCAGTGATGCAACCCAAAAACTGTCAAAACTGAGTGGCTATACCTATACCGTATCTGACGATAACAAAAATAATAGTCGCTCTGCTGGTCTTATCGCTCAAGAGGTTCAGAAAGTTTTGCCAGAGGCTGTAACTCAAGATGAAAATGATTTATTACGCTTGAACTATAACAGCATAATTGGATTATTGGTTGAGGCAGTTAAAGATTTACAAAAACAGGTAGATGAACTTAAAAATTAATAAGTATTTACTTACCTATTAATTTTGAAAATGATATAAATTACCCACCCGATAGCGCCTAATACATGGAGGTTAAAAATGGCAAACGAGGTGGGAAATGTTTCACCAGAAATGGTTGAACGTATCGCCAAAATAGTCGCCAAAGAAGTTGCGGCAAATATAAGTGATGACTTAAAGGATAAAGTTGGTGAAGAAGTTGAGCGCCACCTTAAAGCCTACTTTGGTGATATGACAGCAGCACAACACAGTATTCAACATGCCAATCTGGAAAAATTACTGGTTAGGTTAGACAGCCTTTCTAGTGGATTTTACGGAGGCATAATTTCGAAGATAGCTTCCATGCTGGTAGCAGCTCTAATTTTAGGATTGGCGGCTTGGGGCTTAAAAAATGGTGTAGGTAACTAAAGGAGTAGTTAGCTATGGTTGGTAAAGGATTACCTCGTGGGATTAGAAACCACAACCCCGGCAACCTCGAAATAGGGTCTCCGTGGCAAGGTTTAACCAAAAAACCTCAAGATATCCGTTTCTGTTCATTCGTGGATGCAGCTTATGGTATTCGCGCATTAGCAGTTACGCTGATCACCTATCACGATAAACGTAAAGCAACAAATGGCACTCGCATCGATACCGTGCGTAAAGTCATTGAACGTTGGGCGCCCTCAGTTGAAAACCACACAGAACGGTACATTCAGTTCGTCAGTAAGGCAATGGGTGTTTATCCTGATCAAAATATTAACCTGCATGATTACGACACTATTTGTCCATTGGTGGAGGCGATAATTCGTCAGGAAAACGGTCGGGGTAAAATAAAAACACTAAATTCATGGTACAGCCGTGAAGTTATCGACGAGGGTTTGCGTCGTGCCGGTATTATCAAAAAGACGAAAGAAGTTGTCAAAATTCCGGTAACGAAGGAAACCGCGAGTGCAACGGTTGCAGCGTCTTTAGGGATTGGTCAGATTGCCGAAGTCATGCCTCAGATCTCAGATGCTATGATGAAATCAGAAAGCCATCTGTCCAGTGGTTCAGTAGTTCGCATCACCTTCGGAGTTGCAACTATTGTGGTGGCTTGTGTAATTGCTTACGCGCAAGTTCGTCGTCATAAACAGGGAATTTAATTAAAGGAATAGTCTTCAGTAATGGGGACTATGCTGTTATGTCATTAAGTGGAGTTTCAATTTACGCTCCTGATGGAAGAGAAAGTATAAGTGAAACAGATCGTATTGGCCGTATATTGCCTGCACTGGGTCGTAATGGATATCTTAAAAGAGAGTTTCATCACCCAGAACTTGCCGATATGGGGGAAATATTTGTGTGGACTGACCTTACATACGGATTTTGAAACATTGAAGGGTCTGGCCGCATAACTTTGAATGGTACGACAATCACAGTGGAATTAAAAGTGAGTAGCGGTGGCACGGGGATTCCAGAGACATCGGGAATTAAGATTTATTATGGGATCAGATAATGGCGCATGGTTTCGAACTTAGACGTAGTCACGGTATTTTGCAAGTTGATGGTAGATACCAAAATATGAATTTGACCATCAAAGAGTCTGTTGTTGCTCAGGGAGGCTACGTTGAGAACAGTACCTATAGACGCATTGGTGTAAATACATCATTTTCTAAACCAGTACCGCCAACAACAACAATTACAGCTGTTGATTCAGATAACTGGATTAATTCTGCCGGTGGTATCAAACAAGCTGCCGGAGCTGGTAAAGCAAATGTGACCTTGTATGGATTCGGTACTAATAAACAGAACTGGTTTAACTCTCAGTATGGTTTAAGTGTCCGAAACGAGCAAGGGCAAGAGGTTTATAACTCTAATTGGGCAGTAATGAAAGTCGTTGATGTGTTTAATCTGGGCTTTGTGCGTAATTGGAGTTACAAAATCCCTGCTGGAAAAAAATATGCATTGATGATGGGAGGTGGTCGTGAAGAATATCAAATGGGTTACTATAGCAATAACGCTTATGGATGTTGGCATGAGTTCAGGCGTATTGGCGATAGGTTTGAAATCCGCTACAACGAAAATACTATGTGGTGGTTTCGCGATGAAGATGAAATCTCTTATGTCGCTCAAGATTACGACTTGAACATCATCATATTAGACGTTACCGGATATTGATTCTTGTTTCCCTAGTTGAATGAGTTGTAATAAACTCAACAACATAAGGAAAAAATAAATGAAAAATAGTAAGTTAGTTATTGCTTCTCTTGCTGCTTTGTTCTTGGCAGGATGTTCAGCTATAGCACAGAATGAAAATATAAAGTCTGTTCAGTGTCGGGGTTACATTGACATTAAAGCTACAGCAAAAACTCAATCTATTCCGCTAACGAAATATAACGTAACCACAGGTAAATTCTATAGCCCCGGTCATGGTTTTGTTGGCATGATGGGTTGGCATTCAACTGAACCATTCAGCAAGATCGAATGTTTAAACGAAGATCCTCGAAAAGTTAAATGATTTCAAAAATAAAATCAGCGCTATATACCGGACTATCTGTTATCGCTGTTCTCTTCGCCGCCTATTTGATAGGCGGCAGAGCGGCTAAAAAATCTGTTGAAATAAAACGACGGCAGGAAGAAAATCAACGCCTGCAAACCACATTGGATGTGAAGAAAGAGGTTGAACATGAAGTTCAGCAAAAAGAAATCGGGGCTGCTGTTACTGAGCTTCGTAATGACTGGATGCGTAAATAATACCACTGGTTCGACAGCACCTGCCTTTTGTGACATTGCTTCACCTATCTATATTGGCAAAGAAGACACACTGACAGATCTTACGGCAAGAAATATTCTTACCTATAATCTTATCGGATATAGGCTCTGTGGGTGGAAAAAATCGTCTAAAAATTGAATTGTTTTAAAACATTACAATAATGAGGCTACCACTGATTATAGGCTACTATTTTTCTTGCTCATTAATTTATTATTTAGATAAATAACAAAACAATATATTTTTTTAAATGTTTTTATTTATAGGTTTTCTTCCATTTGTTAAATAACCAATGTATCTTATACAAAACAATAGTAACGGCGTGGTTGATTTATAAATCGAAATACATAAGGCGAATATGATGAGTGGAGAAGCCCAAATAATACTGGTTGGTGGCAGTAAAGGTGGCCCCGGTAAAAGTACTATAGCTCAACAAATTGCGGGTTATTTACTTAACCGCGCAAAGAAAAAGGTTCACCTGTTAGATATCGATGCCCAACGTACAACCTATCAATGGTGTCAAGATAGGGAAAGCCTACCAGCGGAGAAGCCAGCAGAAAAGCTCTCATATCATTACCGTGGTGACGGTGTTATCGAATATTTGGATGGCATTAAAGGCCAATTCGATTACATTGTTATTGACGCCGGAGGCTTCGACTCAGAAGCTCAACGTGAAGCTATGCTGAGAGCCACTCACTTACTGCTCCCAATTCGCCCAAAACGCCGTGACGTTCGCTCATTAGCTGCGCTAGATCGTATTGTTGAGAAAGCGCAGACTTTAAATGAAGATTTAAAGGTTAGAGTAGTGATGAACCAGTGTCCGGCACTGCCTAACCAATACTCACGTATTCAGTTTGCCAAAGACGTTTGTGAAACTTTTGGCATGTTCGCCTTAAATACCAATATCTACGCCCGTAACGTCTATGACGATGCGGAAGAAGCCGGTCGTACTATCTTTGAATTAACAAAAGAAGAACGGGATAAAAAGGCTGAGGCGGAAATTGAACTTTTAGTAAAAGAATTTGTGTATGGAGAAAAGGTAGATGGCTAAGAACCCGATGGCTGGACTGGCAAAACAAGAACGAGAAGAAGCGGTACAGGAGTTTCTGAGCAATTCTTCCCTGAAAGAGAAAACAGTCAAACAGCGTGGTCGCCGCAAGAACAGTACTGAAATTATCAAAAGTCGTACTGTCTCGATGGAAGATGAATATCATGAATTAGTAGATCTGCTGAGAGTCGCTCCTAGACGTGCCAATTTAAGTCGCTCAGACGTGTTTAGAGCTGCTTTGGTAACTTTAGCTTCTTTACCCTTTAGTGATATAAAGGCTGCGTTAGAGTTGAGCTTAGAGACTAAGCCGGAAGAGATTCAACAGCTCATAAAAGATTTAGATAAAAAGATCCCATAAAAGAAAAGCCGCTGATGCGGCTTTTCTTTTATGGGTTCGAAGCTAGAAGTGTTCTGCTAATAGCAATTAGGCGATGCTTGTGAACATCTTTGTCACTGCCCCAACAAAATTCATCCCATTTTTCATAAAACTCAGAAATGGATGGAATGACTACCAAGGGAATATAGTCCATATCACAATCATCAGAAATGCCATCAGAAGAGTATACGTGATAGCCTTTAGTTATTGCCCAGTCGATCATCTTTTCCCAAAAGCGTTTACCATCTTGAGTTTGTGCTTCATCAGTTACTACAATGTTATATTTGCTCAATAAATTCTTAAAAAAATCTCTTGGCAAATCGCCAATTGCATGTTGATGTTCTGAGCGGGGTGTACGCCATATCATAATCTGGGTGCAAGTTTCCTTCCCCACGATGATATCTTTTCGAAAATGTAATTTTACGGCATAAACTGTTTCAGAATCTTCACCAGTTGTAATCATACGGTATTGGTGTTCTTTGAGCGATTTTACTAGATGGTAGCCATAAGGGACATCAAAGTTTGGCAACTCAAAGTTTTCTACGCCTTTTTGTAAAAAAGTTTTAGTATGTTCTTCATTTTTTTTAGGATGGCGTAATTTATTGTTAAATCCTGTGTCGGGGATCAAATATGGCATTGTGTTATTTTTCGCTTGATTAACCAACATATATTTGTCCTCCGAAATTAGGACAATCCTTTGATACTTATAATATTAAATTCAATTATAATACAGTTTTGGCACAGATTGGCAAACTACCGATACTATCCTACAACTTTGGCATGAATTGTTCAAATAGCATGTGGTTAGGGGTAATGATCGGATAGCCGCGATAACCGCCAACTTTTAGACAAGTAATTTCTAATTGACTAAAAAGTGACATTACTATATTAGAGTTACAACAAGCGGGGGTATTAAGGAATTTATGTTAAATAAGGGTTAAGCTACAATTTCGGTCTTCACTAGTAATGCGTCCAATTTATTGATAATTACTTTCTTAGTGTACGATTGTTCCTTCCCTTAAACATGCTGAAAAAACAAACGAAAAGGTTGTTCAGTTGCGTAAATTCGTTATACTAACGATATCCATTGAGCATATTGGGTTTGTTTTATCCCACTGAATACTTTGAATTGATGAATTGACGGAGGTGACTATGATTACTCATACACCATTCACTATTGGTGATCGCTATGCTCTTATAGGCAGTTTTAGCGTACCTGATGTTCCGGGACAATTCGAAGTCCGTACCAACAGCGAGCGAGTTAAACGCCCAATGTTAATCGTCGTGCATGACAACTGGCATGAAGCTGGTCGCCGTGATCGTATTACTCCTGTGATAGTCATCCAGTTTGAAGCCGATGGCCGTGAAAAATGCATTGAGCAGAAAGAAGCTATGCCGTCGAAAACAATGAATCTGACTAATTTACGCCTCCGTGCTATTCAATTCTTTCAACAAGAATAAGATGAGACTTGCTGGACAATGCCACCACTTCTGATCGAAGAACACGAAAAAATCTGGTTTGGCCTGATAACTTAGATGATCCAGAGCAGGCGTATGTGCACTTAAATGATATCATTGATGATATTGGTGATGCACACACTGTTATCTTGGAAGACAGTAATGGTATGGTTCGGCTTTACCTGCGCCACGTCCGATCAGATCAGGTTTCTGCAAATATTTTGCTTGAGTTTAAGCTCACCGCTCCTGAAGGTTTCCCTGAGCGTATTCCGCAGGTCTCATCTTCTATGTTGGTAGAGACTATCGCGGTGTAAAACTCGCCCAGCAAATCTATCGTTGCGTCATAGATCATTACGGAGTGGTTGTCAGCGATACCCACCAAACAGCCGCGGGTATGTTTATATGGTTACTCATAGCTGAAGATGACTCTGTGCAGCTCAATATCATGCAGGTTAGCGGAAAGCATCTAGATTATCGTTTGTCTAATGGCAAACCGGAAGTTTACAAAGGTAAAATTGATGCACTGGAACAAGCTGGCGCGACCATTTGGGGTGGGCCAGATGCAGTGGTTTCCGACATTGACCTTAAGCGACTAGGCTTCAAACCTACCCATCAAAATATGGAACACATCATGCTAGCTGCTCGTTAGCAGATAAGCCTTATTTTAAGAGCAAAGTTCGCTCAAAAAACAGTATGATATTCTCCCATCTCAAAACTGTTCCCTGATTTTATACGATTTCTGATAGAAGAGGTTGTTTAAAATCGCAGCTACTCAGTCATTAACCCTACAAAAAGACCGACACTATGGAATTGATTTCCTATCTTGGCACTGATATAAAAAGTATTCTTTCACTTACTTATAAAAAGGTTTATTGTATTCATGTGCCTAACAATGGGTTTTTTCTTAGCAGAAGGTGATCCACAGGAGTTTATGCTCTCATGGACGGCACAAGATAAAGACCAATGGGTTGTGGAAAATGTCGGTCTATCTCGTACCCAAGGTGAGCTGGAGTTGTATCAATCCAAATGGTTTGATTATCGGCATTTGCATCCGATGGATGCCACGATGTTATTCACTAAATCCTATAAGCGTGAATACTCTCGGGTCATGAGCACCCACGGTCGTGAGGATTATCGAAAAGCACTTTTCCGTACCGGACTTAAACGTGTTCCGTTTATCAACTTATCAAAAGCAAACATAACGTCTCTTTGGAAAGCCAGACAAAAAGCCGATGAACTTGGTGTTGAATACAGCTTTTTCATCATGAGCATGTTGTCTATAGCGGCAAAACGGGAATGGGGGGAGTTACCGCGTCCACAGCATTTGTGGCAGGACGATTTGCTGGAAATATTTATCGATAGGAATGAAAAACGCAAGGGAACGCGATTGAATGGTTCTGAGTTGGATTATTTTAAAAAAAATAACTATGTGGGTGATGAAGTTCAAGATGCTCATAGAGCATATGTCATGGCGCAAATTTCTAATGCACGACCGGATAAACGTCATTTGTTGATTTTCTCTGCGGTGTATTCACTTGGTTATCTCGAACAACAAACATTCTTGAACCAGTTTCCCGATGATTTAAGAAAAGCCTCTAAGTTTTTATAGAACCCCTATACGGAAATGAAAATATCCAATAATGGATTGATGTTAAAGGAAAATGATAAATGATTGACGATTATGAAATTATCAAATCTCGTCTGTCTTGGTTAAAATATAACGGCGTAAAGCTGGAAATCACAACAAATACTGGCAACGTAATTTCGGGATTTGTGCGTAAGTTTGATAATCAATCGGCTCTGATTGACACCATCGGCAAGAATGACAGAAACGATTTTAAGACAGTGAACTACTCAGCAATTGAGAGTTTTCATAATGTTGCTGTAGTGCAGGTGGTTTAAATGTCAGCATCAAAACTTGAATTGGAACATACAAGCGTTTCATTATCCGAACGGTTTGATGATGCTTTTCAGGTAGTACTGGCTGCTTATTACTGCCGTGATTACCGTTTTGTTACTCAGGCTCACGACTTAGTTGAACCAAAGCAATTTAACAATATGGCTTTAGGTTTTTTGGTCGCTGCAGCCGGTCGTTTTTACAAGTTATATAAACAGCCACCGTCAATGACTACGTTGGTATCGCTTATTACCAGTGACGTGAAAGACAAGGTTATTCGCAAAGAATACGTGTCGGAGGTCACTGCTGCTATAAAAAAAATCAACGAGATAACATTAACTGATTCTCAATATATGGTTGATCAGGTGACATTGTTTGCTCGTTCGATCGCGTTTGATAACGCCATGATAAAAGCGGCTGAACTCAAAGATAAAGGTGACTTTGATAAGGCTATGCAAATTATGGAGAAAGTCAAACATCTTGGTGGTCAGGGAAGTAGCGAGGTATACGATTACTTTAGTGAATCAGCGACACGTTTTGAAGCACGTGAGAAAAAGGCGATTGGTGAAGCGCCACCACAAGGGATCACAACAGGATATCGAGCATTGGATGCTTTGTTGTATCACAGTGGATGGGGTCGCAAGGAAATGACCCTGTTTATGGGTTTTGCTAAATCAGGTAAATCGACCGGTATGGGAGAATTTTCAGTTAACGCAGCACTAGCGGGATTTAACGTTCTTTATATCTCTTTAGAAGTACACAAGGAGATTATTGCAGATCGTTTCGATGCCCGGCTTTCTGAAACGGATATGGACGAGCTGGTTGATGGTCGTGATAGGGTATCGAAAAAACTAAAAGAGATTGGAGCTACAGGTAAAGTAGGCAAAATGTTCGTTGTCCAACGTCCATCAGGCTCTGTTTCACCAAATGATGTTGTCCGTATTGTTGAAGGGATTATCTCTACAGGTGTTACGTTGGATATGCTGGTTGTGGACTATGCCGACTTGATGAAATCAAACTATCGTAGCGGTGACGTTAGAGAAGACGTGAAAAGTATCTATACCGACCTTCGAGCTGTTTTTGATACTTACAACGTAGCTGGCATTACTGCATCACAGACAAACCGTGAAGGTGGATCGTCAGAAGTTGCGACTATGATGCACGCCGCAGATAACGTTGAAAAAGTCCGTATTGCCGACTTGGTTATCACTATCAACAAAACAGAAGAAGAAAAAGCCAAAGGCGAAGCTAGATTATTTATTGCAGGTTCTCGTAATCAGAAGGGAGATGTCAGTATTCGTATTGAACAGAACCTCGATCAGATGCGCTTTATTAAACGAATAATAGATATAATCTAAAAGATTGTGACTCCCGATCTAATGAAATTTATATAAAACCACACAGTTAATAACTTCAAGCAATGAGCCACAAATCGCCAAATAATACCTGTGACTCTTATTATAACTACCTAAAGAAATAGTAGATTATGAGTGCAAACAGCAATTTTAGGGAAAAGTTAAACGAATTCGATTTTGAACAGTTTCTTGATCTGGAAGGCATCTCCTATCGCAGAACAACAGGTAAGAATGGACTTGAGTTAAACATCCGAGAATGCCCAACTTGTGGCAGTTATGATTGGAAGGTCTACTTCAATCCGAAAACGAAGGTAGGAGTATGTTTTGCCGGTAGCCATCCACAAGATGAGCAATTCAACCTATACCGGTTTTTACAGAAACATTCTGGTTTAGCTAGACGAGAACTTCATGCCTATATTGATACTCAATTACTTGAGCAAGGCTGGCGACCAAAAGAAAAAGAAATTGCTTTAGAGAGTAAAGTCGAGCTGAAAGAAGAAGTACAGCTCCCGCCACATTACTTACTGCCTTTACCTGATGGTCGTATTCCCGATTATCTTGCTCAGAGAAACATATTTTCTGAACTTATCCGGTATTTTGACTTGCGATTTATTGTGAATGGCTCACACGTTTATCACGACTATAGCGGTCGTATCTCAATGCAAGATTTTTCAATGCGGATACTTATTCCAATCTACGATTTAACGGGGAAATTGAGTACCTTTCAGGGGCGCGATGTCACTAATACCTCAGATAAAAAGTACTTGTTCCCATCTACTCTACCGGCATCAGGACGTTTTTTATATAACGGGCACAACGCAATGGGAAAATCTACGGTCGTTATCTTAGAGGGCGTATTTGACGTATTTGCCGTCAAGCGCGCTTTATTCAGTGATGAATCATTACGCGACTACGTTGAGCCAATAGGCACTTTTGGTATGCACTTGTCAGGGGCTTTATCAGAAGAAGGGCAAGATCAATTAGGTAGCTTTTTAACACTGAAAGAGACTGGCCTTAAAAACGTCATTTTCCTATGGGACTCAGAGAAACAAGCAGTTAAGAACACGATTAAGGCTGCTAAAAAGCTACAGTCTATAGGACTTAACGTGAAGATCGCTGCTTTTACTCGTGAGGGTCAAGATGCCGGTGAATCTGATGATGATGAAATACTACAAGCTTATTTCTGCTCTAAGTTTTTCAATCACCAATTAGCACTAGAAATGTCAATTAAAGGGCACAATGCGATTCGTTCTTATTAATACCTACCAATATAAGAAATCAAATAGAGGTGAATGCAAAATGAATAAGTCAGTTTATCTTGAAAAAATTGAGTCTTTAGAGGGATTCAGCACCATTAAAAATGATGAAAGACAGAGTGTCATTGATGCCGGTATGGATGCAATGGAACATGAATTTAATCGACTCACAGCTGAGAAATTCCCTTATTCCCCAAACGCCCCATGCCTAGAGATACATCATATTCACACTAGCGATGATGGTGTCAGCTATGACCTTGTATATATGAAGGATATGGCTCGTATTAAAACCGATAAACCTGTCACCTATATGATTGGTTTTAACGACCATGCGCTCGTAGCCACCGTATCTGATCTCGAACAGAAAAAAGTATCGGAAATGTTCGATCTCTTTGTCAAAGCTTACCGACAGCAATCTGATGAAGAATTTATTGATTTACCGCTGTCAGTCTTTGCGAAAGCAGTACAACAAAGAGAGGCTTATAAATCAGAAAAACATGTCGTACTATACCGCAAAGCAATCGCTAATATGCCTGATTATAGCAATATTAAAGGCTCATCAAATGAAGCTCTCACTTTTATTAAAGATTATCAGGGTGCAGAGATACTACCGAATCTCAGTTCAGCTATAGAAATTGTACTCCATGCTAACGCCTTTGCAGACAATGTCATTAATCGTTCTGCGCGTCTTACCTCTAATGCCATTGCAGAAGTTGGAATGATGAAAGAACAAGCTGTTGCATACGGGTTAAAAACAGCCTCATCAAAGATAGCTGAAATTCAACTGCGTGGTTCTAAATTGGCTGGTATGGCTGGAATGTTTTAAACCTGTGACTGGCATTGAGCAAGGATTTACATCGGATTGCTCTAATTAAAACCCCGCATCATATTTACACAAACACCCCTTATATGGGGTTTTTATGTATACAAGTAATTGTTATGATAATTATCTATACACATACTACCCTTTAAAGGGGTATTAAAGTGGAGATAATGAAATGGATAGGATCACAGCAATTAACAAATTAAATGAATTCAGCAAAATGGGAAGAGCCATAGTAGCGAACGGAATCGAAAGTCGCTATGAGAGCAGATTTGGCATTTGCGCTCCCAACGATGTCAGAATACGACCCTGTAACAAAAAGCTTTCCAATAGATAACCTCGGCTGTAAAGGCAAACCGAGACGAATAACCAATCCTCAACATGTTAGTATAAGTATCAAAAATGATATTTTCTGTAGCTTGCCTGTAACTGATAATATTCAGGTTCAAAAAATTGAGAACCTTAGAGCACAGCGTGATTCAGATATATCATACAGCGGTAAGATGTACATGGATGTGTATTCAAATGGTTATCATTTATTTGGAAACATAATTGATGTTGAGCTTAAAATATATGATATAAAATCAAGGAGCTATATCTATCAATACAACTATAACCCCGTAAACAATTCAGAGCCATCACCGAAGTCATAATGCCGCTCCCCTAGAACAGTACAAATTAAAGTGGGCGACTGTCATATCAAGTCTGAACTACTACAGTTAAATCAAGGTCGGTTATCCTACCTTGATTTAACAACAAGTTATTTAATACTTACCATGTAAGTTTGACCTGATTTCAGCTTTCCAATAAATGAATCGGATAACCTATAATTAACATTAGATGAGCGGTTCCGATATTCTTCCCATTTAAATATTTCAGATATGCCATCTATTGTTACAGTCAAATCCCGTCTTATCGTATGGGGTTTAAAAATAAGCACCCCACACTCTGTCCAATCATCTCTATAAAGACAGAGTTGGGTCAATTTCATTGATTCAAAGAATATGTTTCCTGATGGACTGCTTCCAAATCTCTCAAGAGCACCAAATCTCTCCCCACTAGTTTCTAACGCCACCCCATGAGCAAAAACATCATACACATCGTAATTATATTCCTCTTCCCACTCAGCACTCCCAAATGTTAATTTGAATCCTTGTGATTTACCGATGAAATCAGACATTTTAAAGGTGGGTTTTAAACCTAATTTAGCTCCAGCTTCAAACATTGACCGAAGACCCGTTTCTTTAACGACCTCGCTGCCAACATTTCCTCCGTTTATAGCCATTTTATCCTCCGTGATAAAAACATATTAAAAACGCACTTATAATACTATGAAATAAAATAATTTTTAGTCAATGGCTAAAAAGTGACATTACTATATTGGTGCTCCTCCACCAGTTTTAGCAACGGACGGTATGTAAAATATTTTGTTTGAGTTTTAGTCAAAAACAGACTAATATGTATATACAAAAATGTATTTTATGGTGTGAAGATGGAGCTTGAATTTGAATGGGATCTCGCAAAAGCGGAAACTAATTTCTGTAAGCACGGGATTCGTTTTGAAGAAGCTGCTCGTGTTTTTGATGATCCTTTTCACTTGTCAGTACAAGATCGCTTCGAAAACGGCGAATACCGCTGGCAGACAATTGGAGCAGTAAAAGGATATCTGATTGTGCTGGTTGCCCACACAATACTATTTGAAGATGGGACTGAAATTATTCGTATCATCAGTGCACGTAAAGCAGAGCGGAACGAGAGAAAACGTTATGAGCATAGTTAGATATAAACGAAGTGAATTGCCATCTCTGACTGAAAATCGGAAATCGGAGCTTAAGGCATTGTCTGATAGTGATATTGATTACAGTGATATTGCTCCGCTGGAGGATGATTTCTGGAAAAAAGCCGAACGAGGACACTTTTATCGTCCAGTAAAAACTCAGGCTTCGGTCAGGATTGATGCAGATGTTTTGGCTTGGCTTAAGCAACCGGGAAAAGGTTACCAGACAAGACTTAACGCTATCTTACGTGAAGCCATGATGCGTGATTTACATCAAAAGTAATGCCCGCGATGGCAAACTACAAAAGACACTTACCTGCCTTGAAAAAAGCAGGTAAGTGGGTAAAAAAAGTAGAAAGAAAAGAGTTATTGCAGTGGGATAAGTTCTTCGCGGCTCAGGCCGGTAATTTCCATAACCAGTTCAATACTGTCACCACGTTTTAAGAGGGCACGGGCAATATTTATGGATGCCTCTTTTTGACCTTCCAACTTACCTTCTAATTTACCTTCTAATTTACCTTCTAATCTTCCTTCTTCCCGGCCTTTGTCCTGTAATCGTTGTGCAATATTCACAATCACCTCCTGATGGCTATCTACCTGTTCAATCAGTTGCTGGATCACTTGTTCAAAATGCGGCGAGTCCATTGTAACAAATAGGTAGTTCATAATAGTCACAACATCGTTGTCACTATTATAGTTATGTTTGAGGGCGTGGGCTAATAGCGTGGTAACTGCTTTAAATCCCTCACGCAAATTCTTATGTTTCATCGCCAATTCCATTACGGCGATTTTGCGATGATTGACCAATTCGTTATCATCAATAACTGTCACATCAACCAGCGGAAACGGATTAAAATACATCTCCTCCGCCAGTTTTGGCAATGAAAAGCATTGTGTCCAAGCTTGCTGGAAAGGATAAGGACTGGTATCACCATGATAAAACAAAACAGGCACAACTAGCGGCAATTCCTTATTCCCCTGTTGCAAATGCTGATTCATCGCCATAAAAGCGTAGTGCATCATTCGCCACGCCATCATTTTATCTGGAGTAGACTGGTGTTCAACAAGCACATAAATATAACCATCACCTTGTTGAGTTTTCACCGAATAGAGGACATCGGACATTCTTGAACGTAACTGATGATCAATAAAAGAAGAGTTAGTCAATCTTAACGTATCAAAATCACACAGTTTCTTGATTTTTTCCGATAGATGAATATCAAAAAAATCACGAGCATTCTCAATTCGAGCCATAAATCCTTTGAACGCTGCATCATGAGGTGTGGGGATAGCCTTTTTATTCTTCATGTTTTCTTATCAAAAAATGATTCCCGCATCCAGTCTACAGTAGAAGAAAGGCGAGTATCAAGTGCAATGGCATAAGACTCTTAACCGGCTTACATACAAAAAGATAAGAATTATACCGATTCGCTTATTGATCCAAATAAACCAATCGGTTAAAGTGCTTCCGCCATCGGCAAAATCCGGTGGTCAAGGCGTCGCGGCCTTGTTACGAACCATCCACTGGTAGGAAGTTTCTGCCAGTGTGCTTGCTATCGCCCTTTCAATGGCGGTTCAGGTAGGGAAGGCTAATGCCTTGCCGGAAGATGGTTCCCGGTCCGCGAACCCTGCCTTGAATCGCCACCATCAATATTAATTAATGGAAGGGGTAGCAGGAATGTTCAATACCAAAAATGACTGGCATCAAGCTGATATAATTGCAGCCATACGCAAACAAGGAACAACCTTAGCCGCAGTCTCCCGTGAAGCGGGACTCAGTTCATCAACATTAGCAAATGCCCTATCGCGAGAGTGGCCTAAAGGCGAATGGATAATTGCTAACTATCTCGGAATCCATCCCTCAGAAATCTGGCCTAGTCGATACTTTGACAAAAATGGTCAACCAATTGAACGTAAACCTCGCAACAATTCTCAGGAATAATTATCAAATTATTACCCAAGCGCAGTAATTGTAGAGGTAAGCTGTGTGTAGTAATCCTATTCCACTAAAACAAGCCATGTACCGTGCAGGTTTGGCAGTGTCTCTATTTAAATTCATTTTCGAAAAAGCGAAAAATGAGTGCTCAATAGATTTAAATAACCTGATTGCACTGGTGAATGATATCAATCAGGACGTTCACCATGCCCTTTTGAAACATTCACCAAAGCCATTAACACTAAAATTACTGAGTTACGTAAAACATAAGAAACCTATCTCATTAGATCAGGCGATGTATCGGGCGGGTTTAGGAACCTCTTTATTTGAAGTGATTCTCGACAAAACCAGCAACAATTGTTCAACCGAATTACATGATCTGATTTCGTTAGCATGTGATATCAATCAAGAAGTTTATCATTCACTTGTAGCCGAGGTTTATAAAGATACTCCTGAAAATGATCTTACTTAGTAAATAAATTGATTTTTTGTTCATTTATCCAATGGGCTAATCCACCCTAAACCCATTCAAAAATTGGCGGTTATCGCAGCTACCCAGTCATTACTCCATTCAGAGCACAACTGACGAGGTTTACCCTGCAAAGTGAGCAGGATGTAGCGGTAACCCTGTTAGGGAATGGGAAGATAGCTGCGATAATCGCCAATTTTCCTCAACTCCAGCCATAAGAGCAAAAACGTTCGTTTGCGCAATCCCATTCCGCTGATCAGTAGATCAGTGGCTTATCCATTGCCCAGCGTGTAATATTACAGTATACTATTACACATCATGTAATACGGTTCGGACAATGATTAAATCATTCAAGCACAAAGGATTGAAGCAACTTTTTGAAAAAGGAATTACTTCTGGTATACCAGCGCAAGATGCCGAGAGGATTAACGACCGTTTACAGGCCATCGATACAGCAAATGAAATAAGCGAGTTAAACCGTCAAATCTACAAACTTCACCCGTTGAAAGGAGATCGCGAAGGTTATTGGTCTATTACAGTCCGAGCTAACTGGCGCATTACTTTTCAGTTCGTCAACGGTGATGCTTATATTTTGAATTATGAGGATTATCATTAATGAGACAGTTTAAAATTTCCCACCCAGGAGAGATTATCGCCAGAGATTTGGCTGATATGGGCATTAGTGGTCGTCGTTTTGCGCTCAATATCGGAGTAACTCCCGCTACTGTATCGCGTTTTCTTGCTGGTAAAACTGCGTTAACTCCACCATTAGCAATTCGCATCGCTGCCGCGCTGGGAAGCACACCTGAGTTTTGGTTACGTCTCCAGAGTGCTTATGACCTGCGTCAATTGGAAAATAAAATCGACACGTCTGGGATCGTTTTATACGGCGACCAAGACGAAACCTTGCAGGTCACTTCAAAGCATTAAGCAATAGTAAATGTGGGGCTACGCCAGCCTCGCATTTGCTGGAGGTTATCGCAGCTACCCAGTCACTACCCCCGCCATTTTCAGAATTCATCTTTCCGCTTTCTTATTCTGTGCGCTGTAAACCCCGTTCTTCAGGATGGGAAGGATATCAAGATAGCAACTTTTGATAGCTGTTTTTTACCAAATCAAAATGTAGACAATTTGATAATTCTTTGAAGAAAGGTTGTTATTTTAGGAGACATTCCACTAGACCCCAAATAGGTGCAAAGTACTAACTCGTATATTTCACTCCCCCTTTGGTTGAGATCTCTGTGAAGTTCCAATCACAGCATCGATAAAAATAGTATATGAAATAGATAAAAAATTTTTGACTTTCTGAGTTGTGGAATTTACAGTTCATATGCTGTATATAAATACAGCATCTATAAGTTCAATATGTATACGAACATAGTAGACAAAAAATTAATTAAGACTCACTGAACAGGAGGTTCACTATGAGTGGCGGAGATGGAATGGGTCATAACAGCGGAGCACACAATTCGGGTGGCGGTATCAATGGTGGTCCAACTGGCTTAGGCGGCGATGGTCGAAATAATAGTAATGCTGCTTATTCAGATCATTCGGGATGGAGTTCAGAGAATAACGGATGGAGTAGTGGTCAATGGGGTGGTAGTTCCGGACCAGATGGCAGCAGAAGCGGCAATAGCGGTGACACCAGTGGATATAGTGGTAGACAAGCGGCCAATTCATCAAGATACTCTGTAGCTGATCTCCGATTAGTCAAGCCCGGCTATCCAGCAGCAACTTTTCCCATCGGAGGGACTATAAACGCAACAGTTTGTACCAAAGTGCCTGAGAACACTTTTACGAATTGGGGAAGGTATATAGACAATGCTAAACCTATAGCCGCACGCTTAGCAGGTGCAGCAAAGAGGACTCCAATAGGGAGAGTCGCATCATTCCTAATGGGTCTGGAAGATGGACGAAAGGAATTTACCGCAAAATTACAGCAGCAAATGCTAGACGACGCTAGAAAAGAAGCCGAAAAGGTTAATGTCACTGATGTTTTTCACGTGACCACACTCCCAGTAGCAACAATTCTTGCAGCACCCATTTTGATGGAACGTATTCGTGAACAAGGTAAAGTGCTTGCAGATGTGGTTAGTCAACCTGTTGTTGATACAAAAAGTAAACAACGCCAAATAGCGATTACAAGGCAACCTACTAATGTTCCTGTAGTCAAAGCTGAAAAAACAAATAAACCTAACGTTTATTCTGCTCAGGTTGTTGCTGGGATGAAACCTATACAAATTACTGTTGATAATTCAGCTCGTTCATCCCTAGAACATCAAACTAAAGTAAATACAACCCCCGAAGTGGAAATATCTTCAACAACAGCAGCGGGTGACACTTATCACGCCATACTCGATTTTGGTAGTGAACATGATGCTATCTATATTTCTGTTTCCAAAGTTCCTACAAAAGCAGAAGAGAAAACGCAACTGGAAGAGTCTAAGCAAAGAGAGAAGGAATGGGCAGCAGCTAACCCTCTATTGGCCGCAGAATTAGAACTTTGTGAAGCTGATAAAGAATTACGTGATGCAGAAGCTACTGTTCTTGAAGCTGGTAAGACTCTAGATACTAAAAGGAATGAACCGCTAGGATTAACACTGGCAAACCCCGAAAAATATCCTATCACGCAAAAATGGGATGAGTGTATTGAGTTTCCGGTTTATGCACCGTATGCCAAGGTTTATTTTAATTTTTATGCAGTTGTTAATTCTCGAGAAAACCTGAAATTATTGCTGGAGAAGGGAGCTGAATCACTTTACCCAGAAGAAGTTAGTTGGAAAGATGTGTTTGAAAAATATGCTGCACCAGGGCAACTCCTTGAAGAGATTAGTCGAGGTGACACTGAAGATGTATTAGAAACAGGCGGCATATATACAGAAATGGCAATAGAGGAACTTAATTTTGCCAGAAAAAAATTATTGGAACAAAAGCGCTTAATTGCTGAATCAGAGCATGCCCTCACAGTAGCTCAAGAAAATCGGGAAAAAGCAAAGAATAAGAAAAAAGAAAAAGAAGAAAAGGCTAAGAAAGAGAATAAACGTAAGCAACCCGGTATAGCAACAGGAGATGGGACAGATGTTGGTGAGAAATGGCTGGAAGGTGTATCTAAAGAATTAGGATCCCCGATTCCCAAAGAAGTAGCAAATAAATTAAGAGGGAAAAAATTCAGTTCATTTGATGAATTTAGGGAAGCTATATGGACCGAAATAGGAAAAATTCCTAAATTAATGAGCCAAATAAAATCAAAAAACAATAAAAAGGTTGTTTCAAATGGTAGATCACCATTTGCCCGTAAAAATGATCAGGTTGGTGGAAGAAAAAGACTTGAATTGCACCATGTTAAAGAAATTCAACATGGCGGTGAAGTCTATAATGTTGACAACCTACGAGTGGTCACCCCGAAAAACCACATTAAAATTCATTCAAAATAAACAGAGATTCATTTATGAGTAAGAATAAACTTGAAGATTATACTGAAGCTGAATTTTTAGCCTTCGTGACAAAAATTTGTAACGCAGATTACGATACGGAACAACAAGAAGATTATGATGTCTCCGAGTTCGAACGCCTAACTCAGCACCCAGCAGGAAGTGATTTAATTTACTATCCAGAGGATTGTGATGATGACTCTCCAGCAGGAATTGTAGCTCGCGTTAAAAAATGGCGTATAGAGAACCAGTTACCATTATTCAAGTAGTAAAATCCTATGTACAGCCCTCTACACGGGGGGCTGATATGCTCATTATCGAAGCTGATCCCAATCAAAGATCTCCTATCCTATATGTATATTCTGCTCTTTCACTGTCATATATATCTATACAAGTAATATACTCCCCTACTTTAATTATCTTTCTGAAAAGATTTACAGTAGTAGTTGTTTCTTTTTCACCAGTCCCCCAGTACAGAAGCCCCTCTTTCTCTTTATATGTTATGCAGAGAGGATACTTACCACCATTATCGATGGCGTAGCCAAAAATTTCCATTTCACGTACAGAATTGTCTGCATTTAAGAACACATCAAAAACTAGTGTGTCTTTCGTCTCAACTGGGTCACGCATTCAATCCGTTGATTACCTTAAATATAGTATTCTCTTTCAATAAAAGTCCCGATGACTTTGTCATGCATCTCCGGGGATTTTGAGTAACCGAGTGTTTTACGGTTCAAACGTTTAATTCTGTTACGAAGTGTGAGATTTTCACGTTCGATACGTTGCGTGAAACTTTCCCCGACGAGGTGTTTATTTTTAGGCAACATATTGTAAGCCTTAAATTTATCTGTACACCAAAAAGCAACATTGAATCGTGATAATTTTTTCAGCCGTTTTTTAAGCGTTTTCTTGTTCCACCTTTCAAATGTGTGAGCAATAATACGCTTTAACCGAGGCTCCCAAGCGTACCATAGCCAGCGTTGGCATTTTTTATTCCCGACAAACGACCACATCTCGTCAACTTCACCGATGAGCTGAACGTTGACATTATCCAGCGGAAGTGTTGTTACGCATCGCGGTTTGAGTTTTTTAAAACACGGACAACGGCATTAATACTGATATGCAATGCTCGGGCAGTATCACGGATCCCCGAGTTGTTCATAGCAAGGTCAACGACTTGTTCTTTTATACCCGCTTGGCACGCTCGATAAGCGTACTCAAGTTGAAAGGTTCGTTTGCAGGATAAACAACGATAGCGTTGGTGGCCAGCATCGCCTTTACCGTGTTTTTTGACGAATTCTGTTTGTTGACAAAATCGACATTTTACTTCAACTGTTGCCATTTAACCTCTCCGAAAAAATGGCGATTATACACAACCATCAACAGATTGAATACGTGACCGACAAAATGGCTTCACCGTCAGGGTTTCAGCTATAAGAAGCCGAAGGGAACGCCGCATAAATTTGATGTCGATAAACAGCAACAATTTATTGAAGCCTAACAACAGACCTTGTTTAGTATCTTGTATTAGGCGACCGCTCAGGCGGTCGTCCATCTGATAAATAGGGTTTATCGCTCAATTGCAGAGGATCAAACTCAAAGTTTCCCTGCTGCCCTTAATGCTGCATAGATTGTTGTAAACGGTAGTAACAACGATAAAGAAGCATCTAATAATGGAACAGCTCCATATGCCGCATACCAGTGAGCTACTCGTTCATTTTTAGCATCAATTAATAACGCAATCCCACCTGCTTGTGCTGCAACTAACAGGCTGCGTCTACCTGCGGCAAGTAATAACTGACCACCAAGTCCTTGCCCCTGAACTGAAATATCTACCGCCAATCGACCTAATCGGAAAACCGGTACTTCGTGCCGTGCCAGACCACGCTTAATTACTTCGGGAGTACGTTCATAAGCAATAGAAGCGGGGCTTAGGCTATAATAACCAAGTACTTTTTGGTTACAGCCACTTACTGCAAGGTATGTTTTAGCTCCACCTTTCTCATGATTTTGCCTTGCGTGGCGATATAGGAACTGATTTAACGCATCATCGCCACAATCAAAAGCTGTACGATCATGGTGTCTGCCAATAGGCTCTTCATGCCAATCTACTAATATCATGGTAATTTAGGCAACGCAAAGGCCACAGCCATTAACTTATCATTAGGAGGCGGTGGATTATCTAAAAGATCAAGAACATGCAGACTGTCCCTTTCTGTCAGCACCTGTCTTTCGTCCTCATCAATAATTTTTCGCGCCACTGAAACAACATTGCGGATAACAAACTCCGTTAGATTAGTGTGTTGTATAGCGGCAGCGCGCATCAGAAGCGATTTTTCTTCTGAGGAAATGCGTAATGACATACGATCATTAGTTTCTACAGGAATTTGAGGCATGGTAAAACCCTCCTTCATTGTACATATTTAAATAGTACATTATGTTTTAAAATAGCACAATTTGTACGCCATGAAAACATACAGGTAATGTGCTTAAATTTGCAATTGATTCAACTGGGGAAATATTCCTCTTCTATGTTAGTTTTCATTAAAACCATTCTCTGTGACTCCAGACTAATTACGTCTGGAGTCACAATATTTAATCGACTATATTTAAATCAAAATAAAAAGCACAATAAGATTGTTTATAACAATAAATTATTTATAAAAATAAGGCATATAAATGAACAAGTATGGTAATAACGATTCATATCGCATAAATGAGTATGTAGGTATAAATACTATAAATTATTTATATATGATAGGTAATTACTCACTTATTGAATTGGAAGAAAAATTACAAAATGAATATAGAGTGAGAGATTTAATTAGTATGTGGGTAAAGGTTTCCTTACTTATTACTAGGCGCAGGCCAGAGATTGCTATTTCATCATTACTGGCTCACCTCTTACCTATTATTGGTGATCTAGATATAAGAAAATGTACAAAAATTCAATTGAATCGAGTATTTAATTACTTACTCTCCGATAATAAAGTTAACGAAGCTAAACGAGTCTTTGCTCTTACAAAACAGTTCCTTTCATGGTGTGAACATCAAGGGTACATAGAGTTAAATCCATTAGCCTCAATGACACGTAAAGATGTTGGCGGAAAGACTCCTGAACCACGTAGCCGCTCGTTATCAGATGCCGAAATATGGTGTTTTTGGCATGGATTAGACATGTGGGATTTCAGCGATCAAATTAGATGGGGACTGCGTTTTTGTTTGCTAAGTGCCAGACGACCGGATGAAGTTTTCAGAGCAAAAAAAAGTGAGTTTAATCTTGAATCTAGCATATGGAGACAGGGCAACCGTAACAAATCACGCCGCAATCACTCATTACCTATTAGTGAAATGATGGGAACTTGCTTAGAAAATCTCTTTAAAGCCTCTCCTAACAGTGAGTGGCTTTGCCCATCACCTAAATATCCGAGCGAACTCATATCGAAAGGTGCACCAGCGCAATGTATACGTCGCATGGTTCGTGACCATCTTCACTTTGGGTTGGAAGAGTTTACCCCTCGAGACTTGCGCAGAACAGCCAGAACCAAGCTGGCAGCATTAGGGATTCAAAATGATGTATCACGTAAAATAATGAACCATGCTCTTGAAGGAATAGACAGAGTGTATGATAGGCATGATTACTTTGGACAGATGCGGGATGCGCTTGATTTGTTTTCAAACGAAGTTAAAAGGATTGTAGAAGCAGATTCTTACCGAAATTTAAACCATGATTTTGAAGTAGGCAGCCTATCATTACCGCCTACTTCAAAAATCTATTGTGAAGATTAGTTACTTGTTGCTTTGCTGATAAATTCATCAGCAATCATTGCGGCCTTTGTAACATCACCAATATCGGCGCCTTTAAAGTTACGATACGCTTCTAATACTTTCACTTCATCCTTAGAGAGGGTACGGGCATTCTTTTCATACATTGCAAAGATTTCAGGGTAACGGGTCTTCATAACAATTCTGAACAAGACCCCCTCATCAATTCCTAAAACCTTAGCAAAAATATGTATTTTTTCAACTGGAAACAACATCTTGCCACTTTTTAGCATAGAAATATTATTGTGAGCTGAATACCCTACCTCTTCTGCAATCTTAGCCTGCGACTTCCCACTAGCCAGAATTGCAGCAGCTAAAAAGTCGCCGATAACATTTTTACTCATTTCTTGTGCCTTATTTAATGTGAGTTTTGTAATTTAAAGGTTTTAACAATATACACGCTAAAGACAATATAAGTAAATACCTATCTATTAACAGCCATTAACTATGACATATAAACCCAATCAACCTCATGTATTTCATGCCCAATTTAAAAATGAGAATAAAAACAATTGCCTTTATTGAGCTCTAATTTATATAATCTAACCTCCAATAAAGAATTATCAATATAAGTACTTAGTTACATACAAAAGAGGCGTTAATTACATGGCAGCGATAACAGGATTGCTTGAAAAAATGGAGTCAGGCAAATACGTTCTTTTGACTGAAAATGAAATGGCTGAAATCATGGGCGAAGCCTCTAACAATCTTTTGCAAATTTATACGTCTAATGACCTAATTATTCATCACATTACAGTCAATGGTGAGTTTTATATGTTGGCAGATACAGGGGCTTCACGAGTTTTAACTCAACGTTAGAAAATCCACATACCTTTCAAATAAAAAGCGTATAGATTGACTGCCTATACGCTTTTTTTATTATTTCTGCACTGAAAAACACGTAACACCATGAAAAGGAAAAAAAATGACAACAAATAAGAGAATAAGACATGAAGTCCTAATTTTTCGTGAATCGCTTCAAACAGTCGTTAGCCTTTTAGCAGCAAAGAAAATCAAAGTAGTAGATTTTGGCTCACAAGCGTATTGCGCATATAACAAAAAGACCGGCGAACTTGAATACATCAATATCCCGTCAATTCCAGACACAGCCTCTGATACATTGCTTAATGTCATACGTGGGTTTATAGACCATGAAGTTGCACACGTCTTGTTTACTGACCAGAAAATTTCAGCCTTTTTTTCAGATAAAAAGGCGCACTATGTTTGGAACGTCATCGAAGACACATACATTGAGCGGAAAATGTCCTCAATGTTTCAGGGAAGTCGTCAAAATTTACTTAAGACGCAGAAACATATAATTGAAAATTATTTTTTCCCTAAAATAGATGGTTACATTCATAGTTACTCAGAAAATACTCGCACTCTGTTTCTGGAAGTATTTTTGATGCCAATTTCACGAGCACTCTGCGGCCATACACCATTTATGGACTTTATGGAGCCATATTGGGATATGTTTGAAAGTGAGCTAGCCGTGCTTGATTCAATCAATTATAAAATCCGCATAAACCGTATCACTAAATCAGAGGGTTCGGCTAAGTTAGCTGCCGATTTGTTACGCGCATTCCGCCTTGATGAAGAAAAGATAGAAAAAGAAAAATGTGAAAAACCGTCTAAAACCGAAAAAGGAACAACGCCAAGTAAAGAACTAGAATCAACTGAAAGGGTGAAAGACGAAAAAAGCACCAAAAAAGAACCCGATTTTCCCGACAAAAAAGACACGTATTCAGATACTGATAAAAAATCAGAAAATAATGAAATACCAAAAAACGATGATAAAACCAAAGAATCGAAGAGTGATCATAATAATGAGCTAAGGAAGCCAGAACTAGAGGGAAGTGGTGAATCTGAGTCCAAAAAACTTGATCGGGAGTCAATTGGTAATTCAGGTTTAGGCGATGACTCTGATAAATCAGATAGTGATTTAGGTTCAATCAGTTCAGAGGAATCGGAGAAATTGACGGCAGAAGATATAGCCGAATTAGAATCAGATGATGCCCCGAAGTCTACAAGCGTAGAAGATGCAGCCAACGAAATGATCTCTGATGAGATTAAATCCGTCCATTCAGATGCTTATTTGCCGTTCACCCGCGTTAATGATTTCATGGGATTGTTGGAGAATGCATCAGAGTTTATCAGGAATGGAACAAAGCGTGTTGGTGGAGCTGTTTGGGCTGATAGTTCACATAGTTATTATGAAGTTAACGAAAAATTGGGACTGAGTAGTTTCAAAAAATTTATTGGGCCACAGCTCACTAACAAATCGCAAACCCTATCGAAAGATTTAGAACGAGCAATTGCCAGCAAAAACCGAGTACAAAAGGTCAATGGATTACGTAAAGGCAAAATTAACTCGTCAAGTTTATGGAAGATTGCGCTGCCTACTATCAATGATGACAGAGTATTTTCTAAAAAATACGACCATAAAGCAGTTAACGCAGCCGTTCAGCTTGTTATTGATCTATCCGGTTCTATGGGCGGAAAACGCATTATGCTCGCAACTGCTGCTGCCTACGCTTTATCTGATGCCTTAGATAAAATTAAAGTACCAAACATAATCACTGGCTTTACAACTGTTGGTTTAATGCGTGGCAGTGATATCAGTTGCAACCGTTATGAGCCTTTGTTTCTACCAATGCTAAAAAACTGGAACGAAAAAGTTAATTCCAGTACCGCAATGGCTAGATTAGGAGCATGTATTAATCACATTCCGTTATGTAATAATGTGGACGGGGAAAGCATTCTTGCCCTGTCGCGCCACCATGCAGGTAGAACTGAGGATAAGCAAATTATGCTTGTCCTTTCTGATGGCGCTCCTTGTGCTAAAGGTCATGGTTTTAGCAAGCATTTAGTTGAATCTGCTGATTATTTGATAAATAAGGCCAAAATTGATTTGCTGGCTGTTGGTATACAGACAAGTGATCCAGCAAGATTTTACAAGCACCATACTAAGGTTAATTCAGTGGATGATTTGCCGAAAACAGTGATTACAGCAATCCGCAACGCGCTACTAGGGAATGTTATAGCCCTTTAAATACGTAAAAAATTAATACTGTGCTCCCATAATATATTTATAGGTTTTCTATAAAATTCACATAAATTAGCAGGTATTAACTTACTTACATAATATTTTTATGTAAGATATAACTATAAGTTAAAACGATAACAGCAATGCAGATTAAGGTTACAAGAAAATGTCAAAAGAAGCTGACGAAAAGAAGATTGCAGCTATTCACTGCGCACTTTGCGGGAAACCAGATGTAATGATGAAGCGGCACTTCATTCCTAAAGATGGTGAGTATCTGTGCTCTAAGCATCCGACCTATGAGGACAATACACCTATGAGTCCAGACGATGCCTTAGCAGAATACAAGCGTCTCTATCCTAACATGCAGACGATCTCACCTAGCGCATTGGACGCATGGCGTAAAAAGCAGGAGAAAAAGCTATCAGAAGAAAGCACAAAGGTAACAATGTCCACTACAGCGGATATCTCTGACACAAAAACAACCACAATTCACGGTCATGTTGGTATGACAGAATACCGTACTGAACGAGTAGCAGTAAATGAAGTGCTTGGGCTTCCAACTGGACACCTGTGCAATGCACTAGGCAAGCCAATTGTTACTGAGGTTTTTATTAATCGACCATTCCCAGAATTTGTGCCGGAAGTAAAAGAATCATACGTATTCAATGATATTGAATTAATTAAAGATACATTGATGATGTTTACTACCGGAATGCCGGGTTATCTGTGGGGACACTCAGGGACTGGCAAATCGTCCTTGCCAACGCAAATGGCTGCTCGTTTAGGTCGGCCACTGATCCGCTCCCAGCACACGGCATCCACAGAAGAATCACACATTACAGGACAGATACTTGCCAAAGATGGTCGTACTTATTTTGAACCGGGACTTCTGACCTTAGCAATGAAGCATGGCTTTATCTATCTGGCCGACGAATACGATTTTGCTTATCCGCAAATTCTCTCTTTGTATCAGCCGGTACTGGAGGGAGAACCTTTGATCCTGAAAGAAGCAACACCGGAATGGCGAAAGACGACTCGCCATAAACATTTTGCCTTTGTTGCCACCGGAAACACAAACGGCTCTGGTGATGAAACTGGACTTTATCAGGGTACAAACCAGCAAAACGCAGCTAACTACTCACGTTTTGCGCTGGTATCAAAAGTGGAATACATGCCGGAAGCACAAGAAACCGCAATTCTAGTTTCACATGGTATACCTGAACAAATGGCTAAGAATCTGGTCAAGTTTGCTAAACGCTGCCGTGATGCATATGAAGCTCACGAAGTCTCCCAACCAATTGGCCCTCGTGAATTGCTGAATGCAGGCATTGTCGGTGTAATGCGTAACGACCCCGTACTCGGATTACAAAAATCCTATATCAACAAATTGCCTTCTGCCTCTGCTGTAGCAACTGGCGAGTTTGCGCAACGGATATTTGGTAAGGCCGCGTGATAGGTTGTTTTGGCTCTATCACTACAGCCTCAGAAAAGTCGTCGCTTTGTTGTGCTTGTACACATAAAGAGACGTGCCATACAGAGGCGCAGAAACGAATGATCTCTATCTTTGGCAAATTTGAAGGCTTCCCTATGGACGCAGGGAAGAAAAAAGGTAAAAAGAATGCAGGCTCTCCTTGCTAGAACCGACTTTTCATTAGGTGAATCCACCATTAAGGCATCGAAAGCAGTCGAAATTGCAAAGCTAAAAGGCTACAAAGCAATTATTTCCTCTGACACGATGAATATATCCGCTGTTATCCCAATGCAACTGGCAGCTTCTGACGAACTCTCAGTAGTATTGGGAAGCCGACTATGTATCGTTGATAACCCTCTTCTTGAATCAGAGAACAAAGCACGTAAAGAGGTTGGTGAAGAGCTACTTCCGGTTGTGCGCGATTTTAGCTATTCATTTATTGCTATGGTTAAAAATGAAGCCGGTTTTTCTGATCTTTGCTCGTTAATCAGCCTCGGATATGAACGCAAACAATTTTACAAAACACCACGGCTGGATATTGAGCAAGTAATCGATATATACCAAAGAGGCAATATCGTTTTAATGACTTCCGACTTTGACAGCGTATTTCGCCGTCGTGATTACATAGCGATTATGGAAAAGTTGGCATTTGTAAACCGTGATGATCTGTATGCTGCCATATATCCTATGGCTTCACCTTTCTTTGACCAGATTAATATTAAATCTTCTCTTGCTGCCGATACTCTTTCACTGAAAAAGATAGCCTTTTACCCTGCGTATTACGAAATGCCCGAAGATGCAGATCTGAAAGATGTCGCATATCAAGTATGCAACAACGTCAAATCAGATCAAATACACCGCATGAGAATCCCTTATGTGCGTGACAATGCGATTAACGATCGTGTACATCTACTCAAGAGTCTTCAAGAGTTCAGTGCGCGAACATCAACACCTGTCACATCGGCAATGGTTTCCACCATGCAAGATGAGCTAATAGAAAAATGCAAATGGCGCTGGCACAAGATGGATGTTGTTTTACCTAAAATGTCAGACGATGAAACTGCAACATTGAAAACAATGGCGGCGACTGGACTTAAAGCCAAGCTGACAGGGAAATCATTTGGCTATACGCCACCATCAACACAATGGCAGGTCTATATTGATCGTTTGAAGTACGAGTTAGAGGTGTTAAGTCGTTTAGGATTTTGCGGTTACTTCCTGCTGGTTTCAGATCTTATGCAACACGCACTAAAAACCAAAATACCAGTAGGCGCTGGGCGTGGTTCTGTAGGGGGTTCTCTTGTTGCATGGTGCATAGGCATCACTGATGTAGACCCCATCCGTCATGGTCTACTTTTTGAACGTTTCATTAACCCTGAGCGTCTGGATTTACCCGATGCCGATTTGGACTTTTCTCAAGCCAAACGTCACCTTGCTATTCAGTATCTTTATGATAAATACGGTCAGGACTACGTTGCCGGTATTGTTAACTATTCATATTTAGGAGCTGCATCGGCAATCCGTGATTCAGCAAGGATTTTCAACGTCCCGACAAGTGATCTTTCCGTTTCAAAAGAAGTGGGTTGGGCTGCTAAAGAAGGTGATAACCTCCCACTCGAAGAACTCCGTGTCGAGTTGGCATCACTAGACAGATACGCAAATAAATATCCACAAGCCTTTTCCGCAGCCTGTAAGTTAAAAAGCATGATGCGAAGCTATGGTCGTCACGCTGCCGGGATGATTGTTTCCAGTGTACCAATCCGTGAGCGGGCTGTGATAGAACTTCGTGGGGATGAGCGAGTCATCAACTGGGATAAGCGCCATTGTGAAGACATGGGATTAATCAAATTAGACGTGTTAGGGCTGGCTACGCTCGATTTACTGCAATTGGCAGTTGATTATATAGATGAGCGTTATGGCTCCGGTACAGTGAAGTTAAATGAGGTGTCACTTGATGATCCTAAAGTCATGGCAAACTTTGCTGATGGACGTACTAAAGGTGTTTTCCAGCTTGAATCTGCCCCAATGCGTAAGTTACTTAAAGATTTAGGCGGTGGTCTTGATCCCATTTCATTTGAAACGGTTGTTGCTACAACAGCGTTATTCCGACCCGGCCCGATTCAATCAGGCATGTTAGATACGTTTGTTGGAGTCTCTAAAGGCTTCCATGAACCAAGTTCACTTCACCCGAAACTTGATGAGCTAACCAAAGAAACAAACAGCGTTATTCTCTACCAAGAACAAACCATGAAAACAGTGCAAATACTCGGTGGTTTTACACTTGCCGAGGCTGATGGTGTCCGTAAAGCTATCGGCAAGAAAGATACTGCAAAAATGGCTTCGATGGGTACTCTATTCAAAGCACAAGCTGGAGCTGGTTGGGTTGATGTGTTATTTGAGGATGGAGTAATCAAAACGGTACATCGCGCAGAACATTTTAAATGCGGAGATACTAATTTAACGGTGGAAGATGCTCTGAGAACCGGTATTGAACTTCTTGTTGAAGACAAGTTAGTTAACTCTATTATTTCGGGATCAGAGCAACCGGGTTTATCCGAAGAAAAAGCAAATGAAGTTTGGGAAGCACTAGAAAAGAACGGATCGTACCAATTCAATAAATCTCATGCCGTGGCCTATACCCTGATTAGCTACCAATCTATGTGGCTGAAAACTTATTATCCGGCTGAGTTTTTTGCTGCTGCATTGACAATACTAGGGGAAGATAAGCATCAAGATCTCGTCAATGATGCATTGGATTACGGCATTGTCATTATGCCACCTGATATCAATATCTCCAGTCAACGAATGGAAATTAGAGACATTGACGGTCACCCTTCTTTATTTTCTCCATTTAGCTCGATTAAAGGCTGTTCATCGGCAGGTAGCATTGCGATTGTCAATGCCAGAGATAAGGTCGGTGGCAAATTTGAAAGCAAGGCTCAGTTTGTGGAAGCGGTCAACAAGCGTTCCTGTAACGCTCGTGTCATTGAGGCTTTGGATTCAGTCGGGGCTTTTGCGACGATAGAACCCGATCAACCATCAGCAACAGATGTGTCACGCCGGAAAAGTCAGGCTGAAATGATGGGTAATCTCATTGTCGAAGCTGTAAAAACTTCCCGTGAATTTGTGATGAATGAAAAGGTTAATGCCAATATCAATCTATTGATGAATCGCATAGCCAGTGAAACAGGACTAAAAGACGGTATTGTCCGTCCACGTACCGGTCGCAAGCCCCAATTCATGATCATCCTTGATGGTGCAAGCAAAAGTGATACAACAAACGGCTATTTTATGGAGTCCGGCTATAACGAATTTAAGTCTATTTTGACAAATACAGGCTTCCTAATGGGAGATATTTACATCACTGGTGTACTTAAAAAACCTAAAGATGAAGGAATGAAAACATATTCCAAAGAGGATATTTCTACATTTACCGAGTACATGAAAGCCGAGCTGGAAATAGCAAAACCTACCTATGTCTTAACCTGTGGCAGTTTGGCGGCTTCGCTATTCAACAACAAATCAAAACCATCAAATCTTATTGGCAGGAAAGAATACTTTTCAGGAATGGATGCTACCGTGTTTTATGCATTCAATCCTAATATTCTCTACTTCCGACCAGAAGAAGACGAAAAGCTGATAAAAATCATTTCAGAAATGGCAAACGCGATCAACGAAAGTTAACACTACTGCCGTCCAGTTATGGTTTAACACCTTCCTAGATGGCTTAGTATTCCAATGCAACTCATTAAAAGCTAAACAAAATGGAAATGAAAAAAACACAGCCAATTATCACAGATCAAATCCGCGAAAAAGCTAAATCAATGGTACTAACTTCACCTTACGGAAGATTCATCAGTGTTACGACCACGTTAGAAATCGTCATAGAGTTGGCAAAAAAAGAAAAGATGCGTGTTAATCGCCGCCTTCGTGACGTAACTAAAGGGATGATCGGTAAATATGAGCTGGACGAACTCAACCGACTACTCAAAGAAATCGCATTCAGTAACAATACAGAAAAGGCATTTCAGAATCTTGTTAGTTATCGTAATAGATTCCTATCTTCGGCTGAGGAACGTATAGCATTAATGAATGAGTTCATTGGGGGTGACTTGGACGATTTAATTGAACAAGGTGTTCCACGCGAAGAATTGACCCAAAAGGTTCGGTTATTCAGGCAACAAGAAGCGGAAAGACAAAAGGCAGCGTAATGGAAAAAATCGCCCAATAGCTTATCCGGTACTCGAACAAATCTTTGCGTCATATAGGATTATTAACACATAATTTCCACTCCTTTAAATGGGTATTTAAATACCTATTAATAAGTTATTATTTATATGAAAGAGCCTAATCAACGTATTAAAGAAACTATCATTGACCAGATAGAGCAAGACCTTAAAACCGATCTAAACGACCTAGATGCAGTCTGGACGACACAGCCCCTTTTAATGATGAAATACGCAGCTAAACAGGCTGGCGCCGAGCGTATCTGTTTAGAGGAAAAACAGCGTATCGAGGGACTTGAAGCTGCTATTTATAACGTTGTCAGGTCAGTACGTAGCATGAACGGCACAAAGAGTTCCGAATCAGCTATAGATGCAATGGTAAGCCAGATAGAACGCCATTATTCCGGTGAGGAAACCGAACTAAATCTCAACACGTCTTTTATAGAAGAATTGCCAGAAAAGGTTATTGCGATCGCTCATGCTCTCGCCTCTGCCCGACACAATTATAACCACAATAAAGAATTAGCAGATCTCTTTAAAGCCGCCATAGAAGCTTTTCGTCATCGTCGAGACATGATTGTCCAAGCTTCAAAGAAAGCCACGTTAGATTACGAGTACCTGAATGCCGGAATATTTACTGGAAAGAAATGAACCCCCCTTAAAAAACAGCTTTTATGTATGTATTTACTGATCTATTATTTAATCATAAAAATGAGTAAGAAAGAGCATCAATCAACTTACTAAATTAATTCACAGCCTAAACGCACAAATCAATAAACAAATTAAGGAAATCGGTATGTCTACATTGTTAGAGCTTATCAAAGGGAAACGTAAAGAACTGGCATCAAAACGCGCAAGCCGTGGCATCGATACCGCAAAATTACAAAGTGGAGTCCAGTATCTCCGTATTTTCCCTAATGTAGAAAATCCAAACTCAATCTTTTATCAGCCATTCGGTATGCACTTTGTTAAAACCAAAGAGGCTGGTAAAGATAAAACTGTCGCGTCTGTCTGTAAGACTGCGACATACGGTGAACCATGTGAATTATGCGAAGCTGTTATGGAGGCAAAAGCAATCCATAAAGGCAACTCTAGCATGGAAGATTTGATCTCAGAAATCCGATCAAGCCAGCGTTATATCGTCAATGGCGCATTAACGACAACACCAAATATCAATCTGGCCGAAAAAACTCAATTGGTTGAACTGCCTCAAACCGTGTTTGAAGACGTTCTTAAATCCATTGAAGAAGATATGTCCGATGAAATTGGTGAACCTCTGGATATCGAAAAAGGCTATTGCTTTAAAATCGAACGTACCGGTGCTGGTCGTGATACTAAGTACACAGTGTCACCATCACGTAAAGAGGGCAAAACTACCGTTCCAGCTAAATTTATTTCTTCCGTACATAATCTCGAAAACTTCGCTAACGGTCTGAATGATGCAAATAAACTGGCTATCGCTGGTAAAGCAATCGGAGCATTGACTGGAGTTTCAGTTGCTATTAGTTCAACTATGGCTCTACCCGCCACTGGTGCAACAGATACTGCATTACCGGGTTTTTCAAGTTCTGCTACTAGCAATGTGACTAAAGAAGCTGCTCAGGAAGCTGTAGCCGCTGAATTTAAAGGCGCTTCTAGTGTATCAACCGTTACAGAAACACCGGCTGCTCAAGTTGCTCCTGCATCATCCGAAGCATTAGGCGGTGATGAGCTGGCTGACATGATGGCACAGTTAGAAGGTCTGTAATTGTAACTTTGGTTGTGAACAAGGGCGCATTCGTGCGCCCTTGCCATTAGGGGAAAATGATGAACCTTTTATTAGTTGATGCACACAGTCAAGGCTACTATCACCAGCAATCAGCAGCGACATTGAAAGTTAGCGATATGGAAGTGCAAGCTATCTTCAATACGCTGCGATCTGTTAAACGTATCGCCTCTATCAAAAAAGCCCGTGTCATTGTCCTTTGGGATGGAAATCCGCTAAAGCGTACAGCCTTATTCCCGAAATACAAAACACGCGAGCCAAATCCTGATATGGAGGCAATGAAAGAGAAATTTAAGCAACAACGACCTCTCATTCAAGAAGCCTTTTCATATTTAGGCGTTGAACAACTCGTTGCAGAAGATGGTGAAGCCGACGATTTAGCTAGTCTTCTAGTTAACACTGAAAAACACAAATATGATCACATTTATCTCCTGACTGGGGATGGAGACTGGAAACAATTGGTTGATGAAAATGTGTCTTATATCAATCAGCGTGACGACAATATTCTACGCCTTGAGAAATTCTTTGAAGATACCGGTTATCACACCCCATTAGCCTTCGTTCAAGGGAAAGCTCTTCATGGTGATAACTCAGACACCATACCGGGAGTTGGCGGAATTGGTGAGAAAGGTGCAAAAGAGTTTATGGCTGAATATGGATCTGTAGCTGAAATTCGTCGCATCGTCCTAGCTGGCAAAGAACTTATGAAGAACCGTGCTCGTAAATCGTTTGAGAAGCTATCACGCAACGAATTTAACGAAAAGCAGGGTCTTGGCATGATGGATATCTTCAAACGCAACCTCAAGCTAATGATGCTACGTGGCTGCCCATTAAAACCAGACACTATCAAACAAATCCCGACAGATTACAATCCTGAAAAATTACGGCAGTTACTGCTCAAGTTAAATTTCCAATCCATTCTGGAAGACTTGGACGTGTTTCTTGTCCCATTTGAACGGTATGGACTGAAAGGAAAGAATTTATGATCACTTCACTCATAACCAAAGATCTGAAAATCACCCCAACCGAATTAGCAAAGGAAATTATCAACCTGTACGGTCGTGATGGATTAGGCCGTGTTCGCTCCATTTTGGCAAATAGAGAAATTAGTGTAACCGAACGTGAAATTGAAATTGTGTACGGTCACTGTCTGACTATTTATAACCGTGTCTGTAAACATTTAAGCCAGACTATCATTGAAATTGACGTATTAAAAACCGTTTACCCGTTGGAGAAAATGTAAACATGACAAAGAACGACGCATTAAAAAAATTCTTTAAAAACACCGTCAAATCTAACGCTAAGCAGCAACACGTCAATGTATGGCTGAATACAGGTTTACCTCATCTAAATAAAGCTATTTCAGGTAAATACAGCGGCGGTTTTCCATGTGGTCGCATCATTGAGATATTTGGTTGGGAATCCAGCGGCAAAACCTATATAGCAACTCAAGCCATGAAATCCGCCCAACAAGCAGGTGGGGTTGCTATTTTTATGGATCATGAAAAAAGCTTTGACTCTTTGTTAGGAGAGAAATGCGGTCTTAATGTAGGAAATGACGGGGATTGGATTTACCAACAGCCGGAAACGTTTGAGGAATCGATTGAATACGCAGCCTCAATCGTCAAAGCAATGCGTGATAGCAAGGCTATTAAGCCAGAAGCACCTATTGTTCTTGTGTTCGATTCACTGGCATCAATGGTTCCGAATCAGATTTTCCAGAAGTTCGAAAACAAGGCTTCTGGTAAAGGAAAAGATAAAGATAATCTGAACATGAACGACAATACAGCATTAGCTCGTTGCACATCTTCACACTTCCCTGCTCTCGCACAATGGGCGAGTAAATACAACGTGTGCATGATCTTTTTGAACCAATGTCGCTTAGATTTAGGTGTCACTTTTGGTGATAATACAAAAGCACCGGGCGGTAAGGCTCCGGGCTTTTACGCATCCGTCCGCATTCAGTTATCCAAAGCTCAAATCAAAGAGGGAGCGGAACGTATTGGTGACGTTGTAACGGCAAAAGTCATTAAAAATAAAGTAGCCCCACCTTTTAAAACCGCATCGTGGAGCTTCTATTACGATACCGATATTGGTATCGATTCAACCGAGTCTTTAGTTGAGCACATGCTGAATATCGGTTATCTGCAAAAGAATGCATCCGGTCGTATTCTCTTGGGTGAAAAAGCCTATTCACGTAAAGAAGTTGTCGAAAACTTCAAGAAGATCCCTACAGAGAAAATCATTGAGCTGCTTGAAAAGTGGCATACTGACAATGCAGAGATTGCAGATGCCGCAATGGATGGTGGTGAGTTGGAAGATAACGAGGAAGAATAATACATATCAACGAGGGTGCTATGCGCCCTTCCTACTTCCCATTCTATATTTTTATCAACTAGATACAAATTAATTATTTTTAATAATTAGAAAAATCAAAAAATAACTAATTAAGTAAACAATATAAATATCTTACGGTTAGTGTTTTCTAATTGAGTTATATTGCAATTATCCTCTATAGAGGATATTATAAATTTATCCGTTATAACAGATATTACAAAATTATCCCCTACAGAGGATAATTGTTTTTTTATCCTTTAGAGGGGATATTTATGAAGATCACAACACCTAAAACACTCGCTGCGGCAATTCGAGATAAACGCAAAAAAATGAAGTTCACTCAAAAGAATGCCGCTGAACTTGTAGGAATGAAGCAGAGTACAGTATCTGCTTTCGAGAATGATCCAGAAAAATGCAAACTAGAAACATTATTCAAATTGTTATCTGCACTAGAACTACAACTAGTTATTACTGAGCGCAATCCAGATAAGGATACAAACAATGGTTGGACTGAGGAGTGGTGATAAATGAAAAGCCAACACTTAACTGTTGCAATGAACGGTACAGAAGTGGGTATCTTATCCCGTGATACCGGTGGAGCGATGTCTTTTCAGTACAAAAAATCATGGATTGAAACCAGTGGTTCGCGGGCCATATCGCTCTCCTTACCTTTGAACTCTCATAAATATATCGGACGTGAAGTATTCAATTTTTTCAGCAACTTATTACCTGATTCAAATATTATACTTGCACGTATGCAGGCAAAATTTAAAATAGCTACTTCCCATCCGTTTGACCTGTTGGCTAGTGTTGGACGCGATTGCATTGGAGCAATTCAGCTTTATCCAGAAGATTCAAAAATTCCTCCCGTAAGAGAAATACATGCAGAACCGCTTAGTGAAGGAGATATAGTTCAGTTACTTGATGATTATAGAACAGCTCCTTTAGGCATGAATACTGATACTGATTTCAGAATTTCCCTAGCTGGTGCACAAGAAAAAACAGCCTTGTTATGGCATCAGGAACGCTGGCAACGCCCTATCGGTAGTACACCAACCAGCCATATTTTTAAACTTCCAATAGGAAGAATAGAACAAAATAATATAGACCTAAGTGAAAGCTGCGAAAACGAATGGTTATGTTTGAAAATTGCCAAAGAATTTGGTTTTCCAGTAGCAGATGCTGAGTTAGCAACATTTGGTAATAAAAACGTATTAATAGTACGGCGTTTCGACCGACGATGGTCTAATGACGGTTCTTGGCTAATGCGTCTACCACAGGAAGATATGTGTCAGGCTTTAGGGGTATCTTCCGCACAAAAATATGAGTCTGATGGAGGGCCGAGTATTTCAGATATAATGAAATTACTTATTAGTTCTCGACAATCAACACTGGATAGAGAAACATTTTTTCGTACTCAAATTCTATTTTGGCTATTGGCTGCGATTGATGGTCATGCTAAGAATTTTAGTCTCTTTATTGAATCAGGGTCATCTTTTACCATGACTCCTTTGTACGATATCATATCAGCCTACCCTCTGTTTCATCCTAGAGGAATTCCACAACAGAAAGCTAAAATGGCGATGGCACTACAAGGAAAAAACCGTCAATACCATTGGGCAAAAATCCTACCGCGTCATTTTCTGAATACTGCTGATCATGTTGGTATTTCTCCAGAGCTAGCAAAAAAATTCTTAACAGAGATAGGGCAACAAACACCTGACGTTATCCAGAAAGTTTCGGCGCAACTACCTGATAATTTCCCTACACACATCAGTGATGCCATATTTAAAGGAATTGAAAAACAGGCAATTAAGCTCCTCAAAGCAATACTAGGATAGCTCACATAACTTACCTATTCATCATATCAATGACCTTAGCAATAAGCTTGAACAGCATATCTAGTTAATTTTAAAGGCACTTTATTGAGTGCCTTTTCCATTTTGGAAAAATACTATCAGCAATCAAACAATGGCATTATCTTAATGATTAAAATTAGATAATGTGATTATTTTTATATTTACTCTTATAAAAAAATCACTATGATATGTATTAAAATACATACATAAAAATATTATGAATCACACCATCATTATACTGATCATGCTTTACATCGGCGGAGCTGGTTTAATGCTCGAATCTCTGTTACGGCGTAACATCCGCCACCCATTTTTAAAATGCTGGTTATGGATGTTCATCTGTTGGCCTCACATCAAATCAGGGATAACTAAATTGATAACCTCATCAACTGCGAGTTAAGGCAAGTGACGATTTCACCAAGTTAACCTTGCGGGATATTACTGAACAACGGAAAAACAAATATAATGTATAGCTATTAGCTACACGGATGCTATAATGACTGTATATACATTTGCTACACAGGTGATTTATGAGAACACAGCCGAAAGAAACTCCGATTAACATACGGGCAAAAGCTTTCCAGCGGGAGCTTATTGACCATGCAGCAAACCTGCACTCAAAGACCCGAACAGATTTCATTTTGGATGCTGCCTGCCGTGCAGCCGAAGAGGTCATACTTGATCAGCGCCACTTTTTCGTTGACGAGGAGAAATATCAAGCATTCATGCAGATGTTAGAGAAACCACTTTCTGAGAATGAGGGCTTTAAAAAACTGATGGAGTATAAAGCACCGTGGGAATAAGCACCCCTGAAATATTAACGGCTGAACATAATGTAAATGGTTTTTATTGCCAGCATGAAACATTAAACGAATGGCTTTCTCGCCGAGCGTTAAAAAATAATAAGCTGGGCGCGAGCCGCACATTTGTTATTTGCAAGGAAGATACAAAAGACGTTATCGGTTATTATTGTTTAAGTGCTGGCTCAATTAATCATATTGAATCTACACCATCACTTAAACGCAATATGCCAGATCCTATCCCTGTGGTGCTTCTCGGTCGTTTGGCTATCGATGTGGAATATCAGGGGAAGAAGCTTGGTGCATTGCTTCTTCAGGATGTTTGGAAACGTGTCGCTAGCACAGCAGAGCATGTGGGCATTTCAGCTATAATCGTCCACGCACTTGATGAGAGCGCACGTACATTTTATATGCGTCTTGGCTTCGCACAGTCACCGTTGGAGCCATACACGCTGATGCTCCCATTAAGCAAACAGAAGTAACTATTTATGCAGCTACATAAACAGGTCTAAGTGAGTGTCTGGAATTCGACCGGCGCTGTTTGAATCAAAGCTGGTGGCATCGCGCCCGAACTGGGTATTTAACTGATCACGAATTTTGGTTTTTGCATCTGAAATAATGACGCTTTTGATAGCAACCCCTATGTTGTTGTGAATGAATACCCGCTTCTCATCCGTGAGTAACGGGTATTCGACTACTTTGTTAATCCGTTAACGTAATTTTATTAACCCTTTTTAAAGCCGGGCTTACCATTTTTGGCTCGCCATTCTTTAACTGTTTTCAAAATGCCTGCCGGAGAGTCATCCTCACCATCATTAGGATGATAGATCAGGCCATTCCCACGAGGATGCTCCGATAATTTAACGAAATGTCTAACCCATGATTTGTGTTCTTCCTCACTGGAAGCCTCTACATTACAAATCACCTGTAACAACTTTAAAAACTCAGCTTCGGTGTAATCACTGATACTGTTTTTCTGTTCCATGTTTATTTTCCTCTGTGAATATCAATATGGCGCTTAGGCGTTGTAACGCGAATATTATCAATATCATAAACACCACCACCTTCACTGATTGGCTTAACGTGATGAAGTTCAAATGTTTCTCGTCCACCGACTTGTTCTTCTGGAATAGGGTAAGGCGCATAGCCTTTCTCTAATTCACCGGCATCCGATTTTGTGATTGCGGATAAAGGTTACGATAGCAGTGCTTTCAGCGAGTTCGTTGAAAAACAAGGTTCGACAACGGTCATTCCTTATCGGAAAAATAGCCGAAAATCTGATAAAAGTATTGATGATGTTTTATATCGTTATCGACATTTGGTCGAAAATGCGTTTGCCCGAATAAAACATTTTCGAGCTATTGCAACAAGATACGATAAATTAGCAAGAAATTACGCCAGTATGTTAGCACTGGCATTTGTCATTATATGGCTGCCAATGTGGGCAGAATAAATAATGATGAACACAAAACGTCAACAGCCCCTAGCATCAAATTAGCCCTTAGTCAGTTACGTGATGAACTAGACATGTCACAAGCGGAACTGGCTGCCATTATAGGTGTTCAACAACCTTCTATTGCTCGAATGGAAAATGCTGATCATGATCCATTACTTTCGACGCTCAAGTAGCTACATATAGTGGTCATTCATTTATAGTGCGTAGTACCATCTATTTAATAACAGAAAAAACCCGCACATAAGGCGGGATTTTCTAATTTTGCAAAGAGGATATTTTGAGTTACGAGTGTTTCGCTAGTTCACGCCTAGCTAATTCGGCAAAGAATCCGCTACGGCTGTGGTATTCACGATGTGAGTTTACATAGTCATCAATTCTTACCAACAGAAATTGTGGTAGTGTGATGTTTAATTTAGTCGTTTTACCTTCGTATTTAGTTAGATCTATATCGACATAAGCCCAGATTCCACCTTGACAATCGTCATCATTCAGGTGCTCAGCTACAGTTTTTGCCTCTACAGGGGTGTTACCATTCTCACTCATATATTCAAAGTAAGTATCTAAAGCATTTGTAGCATCAGAAATTGCATCGTCTATAGTATCACCAGCGAAGTAACAACCAATTACGTCTGGAACGAAGCCGGAAAATGAACCGTCATCAGCCTGATGTAAATATATTGGGTATCTCATAGTTACCTCATTTTAAGTCAGGATAAGCGACCATAAACGGCCGCTTAACTTCATTGTTATTTCAGTTTTGCTTGTTTTAGTAATTTGTTTAGCGTTCCTACCGCAATATCTTTACGCGGTGAGGAATTACTAACGGCAAGGGTTCTCCTGATTTCTCGAAAACATGGTGAGATCCATTGATCCTAACTAATGTCCAGCCGTTCGCTTTAATTTTCTTAATTAAATCATCGCTACTCATTTTTCTCCTCATTTGCAAAAATCAGAGTAATTTTACTTCATTTAATACCCACAGTCAATACCAATACCCACTATCAACACCTCCTGATAATTATTAAGGAAATACACCACCCAACATCACAGTAATGAGCAATGTAGTGCAAAAACTATGGACGTTATTTATAAGAAACATGACTACTATAAAGAGTGATTTACTTCTTCCTATAGTGGTCTAGTGAATACTATAAGAGAACACAAAAAGTTACGCCGTCACTATTAATTGAATTGGTATCCTTACAGAAGGAATTTAGCAGACTGCTTTAATGCATTTCTTCACAAATAAATTTACCAACTGATTGTTAAATTTATTATAAAAACTAAAGCACGTAGCATAAAAATACAGTATATATATTATACTCACTTACCTGTGAGCCTCTTGCACATTAAAGTCCATTACTAGGTAGAATCATATAATTAGGAGGTTACGTTGGTATTTTGTACAGCTTGTGGAAAGGAAATCGCGGAAAATGATAATTTTTGCTCAACATGCGGTAAAACGAGAGGAAGCACCTCTATCGTCTTTGGTGATAATAGTTTTAATGCCCTTAACTCCGAGATAAAAGATAATGTTATCCATGTAGGTGACAGTTATACAAATTCGAATAACATCGACCCTTCTACTCTAAATATCCAGCGTTCTTTCGTAAAACTTCCTTGGTCAAAAGAAGGTAAACTGGCAAAACGTTCAACTTTTTTAAAGCTAGGTACTTGGGGAAGTCTTGCTAGTATAGCTGGAATTTTCTTACCATTCCTTACAGGAAACTACTATTTACACTCAATCGCGCTCATAGCTTTAGTATTCTCTCTACCTATTTTGCTTATGGGGTTACTCATTAACCGAGTTAAGTTCCAACATCTTCTCGGTCTGCAAAATCTGGAAATTGGTTTAAAAGAAAACATTTACTTAACTAAAATAACTTGTGATTGCCCGTGGTGTAGATCTGAAATGAAACTGCGTATGATAGGCTCTAAAGAACATCGACAGCATCTGCTAATATGCGCTAGAAATCCATCGCAGCATAGAATTATCTTCGACCCTACTGTTTTGCCAAATATAGAAGAATAATTCTAATACCCTAATCCAAACCCAAGTAACATAAAAAAGACCACTATGAAGAGTTAACTTCTCACTATAGTGGTCGTTAGATGTTTACTTTCTATAACGTCTTAATCCAGATATTACTTTGATTTTCTTATTTTTTCTAGTAACTCCAACTCTTCCCTAGTCAATTCGGCAAGGATAGTATCATCACTTCCTTTAGAGGCTTTACTATCTTTAGTGGTCTTTCGTTTCCTAACTGTCTTGATAGTTTTGGTTTTTTTTAGTTTAGGTGTTCGCTCGTGGATCATAAAGTAAACGGAATTGCCCTTTTTGGTTTCAGTAAAATCCAAGTAACCTATTTCACGCAGTTGCTCCATACCTCGGCGGACAGTGGCATTTTGAGTGTTAACACGAGACTTCAAATTTAACCGTGCTCTAAGCCTTGCCATTGAGACAGGAGCAGGATTCGGAGGAAGACTTTCAATGAAAGTATAAAGTGCCTGTGCGCTCTCTTTACGAGATAATTCATTGATAGCTCTGAGTTGCAAGAGAACCTTGTGATCGAATTGGTACAATTCAAAAATTTTTGGATCAGCCTGCAACGTAACTGTATCTTTCTCCATGTCGTAATAGGCTGATTGAACAAGATGGGTATGGTACGCCTTTGTGTCATTGGTAAACGAAAGTGTTGTTGAGACAATGCGCCGCAAAGATTCATCGAGTCGTTCACGTAACCGTTTTGAAGAACGGGACGATGGAATACCACACAACTTGATAAAATCAACAAACTTTAACGTAACCTTGTCACCAATGACTTTGTGCTTGGCAAAAGAATGGATCACGCCTACCCACGTCTTGAAATCATTATCCATATCAAGACGTTCTCCAGTTATCTTAATATTCGTATAACCCTCAGATTTGGCAAGCGATAACTGTTTCAATTCATCGGTTGCATCCATTGAAGTCATTAGATTACGTTTACTGCGATTAGTCGATTTAAGGGTTGGTACAAACAATCCGAGACGCATCAAAGCCACTGGCTGAACTGTATTGTTCGTGTTCGGCATTAATGTGACTAATCCGCCTGTTTCTTTTCGTACCTCTGAAAAGGCTTGAATCAATCCCCCGTTAATTAAGGTATTTTCAGGCAAAACAGTTCCCCTTCAATTGAATTGATTAGACTCGTTTACTCATCATAGTAGTCTATTATTAACGCGATGCTCGACTTTTATGATGAGTTGAAATGACATAGCCGCTCCTTTATAACTTTAAGTCGTCAAAAATAGAGAAATAAAGGAACAAAAGGCTATGTCACAACAAGATTTTATCATTTGGG